CTACAAACCTTGACAACAAGGAGCTTGAAAAGCGGTTCAAGCGCAATGACGGCTATGGCCGACTTGTGGATCGCTTCAAAACATACAACGTAATTCCCTTACCGGGAAAAAGTAGAAGATAAATTATGGAAACAATTGAGATTAAATCAATGACGAGCATTGAAGATGCTGTCAAATTAGTATTACTAACCGCCAAACTATCAGGAAGTCGTGTAGTCGCAGAGTTTAACGGTTTCATTCTCGACTCAAAGAATAGCTATGACAAGAACCTTGATTTATACTGGGCTTACATGGGGCGAGCTGACCGTAACGTAAACTGGGAACAACGCCGCTACGAGATAGCAAAGACCATGCTCCCTGCCATCTACACCGACGATGGCAATGCGGCAAGAGCTGACCACTCGCCAATCAACGGCTTTGAGTATAAGACTCTCGAAGGCTGCTGCCGTGAAGCTATACGCTTCGCAGATACACTTATCAAAGAACTAAAAAAGAGCGAACAAAATGATTAAACCCGAAGACCTAAGAACAGGCGACCTTGTAAGGGTGAGTCGCGATTGCGCGTTCCCGAAAGGCACAATGTGCGTTGTTTCTGATATAAATCCCCTAAAAGTTTTTAATGATAAAAAAGGAGTTGTCAGTCTAAGTGCTATCAACGATGACGACGACGGTCCTTGGGGCGTTTGGTGCTGCAATGTCGAAGGCATACCCGTTACACCCGAAATACTCAACAAAAATGATTTTAAGGAAGAAGCCGTTGGTGAATACTATACAAAGCCTCTTGATAACGAGGAGTATTCTCTTGTGAGATATTTGGCGGTAGAGCGGAAAAGTGGTAATTGGGCCGTTTTCATTAAGTATTGTAGTTTGTACGATTATGCTCTGTTACGAAAAATTAAATACATCCACGAACTTCAACATATCCTTTGGGCGTTGGGGTTGAACGCAGAACTAAAAGTATAAATATGAAACTTCGGCAAGCGAGAAAAATCATCAAGAGATCAGGGCGTAGAACGGCTAACTATTGGAATAGATATGACGTGCGTCCTTCTAACGTGCTTCTACTAACACTCATTGACGAACGCATACGCCGTGCCGAGCGTATCGTACGCAAATTTAGTCGTGCGATACCTCCAGAGCCGCTCGGACGAGAGATTTAAATACTCAAACTTATTAATAATATTTTTATGAAAAAGATTATGTTCAACGACAAGTACGGCTTAACACAAGCCGTACTTGAAGGTCGAAAGACGCAGACAAGAAGAATAGTCTATACGCAAAACGGGTTTGTTGTGTTTGATGGTGAAGATTTTCAACTCAAAAAGCTCGACAATGGGCAGGCTCTGCTTACGCTTTGCAACAACAGGTTTAAAACCGCCCACTATAAAATAGGCGAAACCATAGCCATCGCCCAGAAATACGAAGATTTGATAAAGAACGATGAATTTTATCGTCTTTGTGGCAAAAACGGAATGCCTTTGGAGTGCATCAAATACGAGAGAGGGTGCAACAACAAGATGTTTGTCCGTGCAGACCTTATGCCCCATCATATTCGCATTACCAACATCCGCGTAGAACGTCTGCAAGACATCCGCGAAGAAGATTGCCTAAAAGAAGGTATTTGGCGTGACGACAACGTAGGGCTTGAAGGCACGACGTATTGGTATCACGGTCTTGCCAACTCCTCGTTCAGAACAGCGAAAGAAGCCTACGCTGCCCTGATAGACAAAATCAGCGGCAAGGGCACATGGGAGAGCAACCCTTGGGTTTTCGTTTACAATTTTTATCTTGTAAAATAAGATACAACTCTAAAATATGGTTATAAATTAGTGGTCATAAGCAATGAATAAAGTTTATAAGCTGACAATGCGCTGCATCGAAATTACAGACCTTCGTTCAAAAAATGTCGATGTCAAAAACCTTAGAGTGTCACTATATATGTGTAAGCATATTAAAGTTCCAAAAGGTCTGACACTCAAAGATCTTCGGGGTAGAAAAGAATATATTGGCAGAAAATTTGTATTAAAGGTCGATTATTCCGACAAAAAGGAGGAGAAAGGATGCGCTCACGACAAGCCCGGAAAATAGTCCGCATGGTAAAGTACACCCCAATCGACCGCATGAGCAGCGCATGGTTCGACCGTGCTCTCCAGTGGTGTGCAACATACCGCCAACCACATATTAAAAAGGCTCTCCGCTACTATTGGAATGGTGTAGCAGACGGCAAGGTTAAGCCATTCTATTATAAAGAAAAACTTTCAAGAAACAAATTCGTATGAAAAGAAGAATTGCACGAAAAATCGACAACTACAAGGTAATGCCTCAACGCCTTACCAACAAGGCCATGTACCTCTACCTTCGCATCCGCGAACACTGGAGCCTGTCAATAAGAGGCAAGAACTACAGCACCTGCTATGTCATGGACAAGTGGGGACGTGTCCTCATCTACTCACGCACTTACTACAGCGATAAACATGTAGAATACGGACACGGCTACGACGCATGGCACGACGAGTTCGGCATACTGTACCCAATCCGTAACCCAAAACGTAAAAGAAAGGCAAGAAGATGATCAACAAAAACACTTTCATCAAATGTGGAGTGTGTTTGAAACGTCATGGTAAACATAAAACAATAAAACAATGAAAACTTACATCGGAACAAAACAGGTTAAGGCCGAACCTATGAACGAATTGGCCGCAGTAGAGAAAGGTTATGCTCGCAAGAACGAGGACAACCACGAATGGCGTGAAGGTTATCACGTGCAGTACAACAACCCAGACGGCAGCACCTACGACTCTTGGTCGCCTAAGCAGGTGTTCGAGAATTCCTACAACGTGTGTGATGAGGGACAAGTCGCAATGGTGTGTTTCCCTTTAACTCATGGAAGTATCAACAAGGCTATATCTCTGCTAACTCTTGGTGGAGCTGACGACAAGATGTTGGAGGAGGTTGCAGCCAAAATAGAGAACTTGAAAAAGAAAGGGTTCGCCATCATTTCTCCTGAGTTCTACAAGCAGGGCGATGAGGGAAGACAATTTGAAATGATGTTGCCTTTACTTGGGTTAGGCATTAGCGTGTAATTCATGCGCCATCCCAAACGCAGGGCTAACATGCTCTACAAGCTACGTAGGAGAGGTATTCGCTGCAACACCAAGGAGCGGTGCATATACCTCCCCTACAATGAGGATCCAAAGCACTACCCGCAAATACCAAGGTTGTGCCGGGAGTTTCACTTCTACGTTCAATTCATCATCACATGATGGATTGAACGTCCCTCTAAACTTAAAACCATCTTTCATCAACAACCCTATATCTTTGCATTATGATTAAACTCTTGGAACGAACACGCCGCCCCGACATAACATTTTCCCGTAATGGCCGCATTTCCATTACGGCAAGAGTCGTGCGGTTACTCTCGCTCCAGCCGGGCGACAGTATAAACGTAGCCTTCCACCTTGGCGAGTGCTACCTGCTTGCTGTCCGGCACCAAAATGCAATAGGACGGCATGTCGCACAGTGTCACCCGACAAAGAAAGGTTCCAACAACTACTGTGCGTCTTCCGTCCTCCTCGCACGGCTCATGCTCGACAACTGCGGCATAAAAGAGCAGCGTGCCTCATTCATGATAGGCCAGGCAGAGAAACGCGACGGCGAAACAGTTTTACCAATAATATTTAAGCATCCGTTATGAACCAAGAAATAAAATATAGTGGCTTCTCCGCTGTGCCGTCAGACTATGAATGTGCCGACGGCTCTCTTGCCGTGTCCATCAATCTCCTGCCCGAAAACGGAGCATTACAGCCTATTCTGCCTCCGTCTGTTGAGATACAACTTTCTGACGATATAGGCAGTTGCGTGTTCATTCACGAGTCATCAAGTTTCACGCACTACATTGTAGCCAAGGACAATTCATATAGCTGGTTTGACAAAAAAAAGCCAGATACAACCACCGCTATTGGCAACGTAACTAACTGCATAAAGGTTACGTCTGTTGGCAACACTCTCATCTTTCTTACAGATAATGGCATGCAATACTATCTGTGGAAAGGTGGCTCCACTGGCTACCTGTATCTTGGTTCAAAAATACCAGAGTGTCCGCTGTCATTTGGTTTGCAAGGCGAATTAGTTCGCACAGATGAGTTCTCCATTAGCTTCAACGGCATCAGTGAGGGTGATATTTGGAAAGAGTTTTCTGACGATAACAAAAATAAGATAACAGACCAAGTGCTTGCAAAGGTCAATAAGTTCATTGCCGAGGAAAGTACAAACAAAGGACGTTTCATTTATCCTTTCTTCATTCGCTATGCTTATCGTCTCTATGACGGTTCGCTTACGATGCACTCTGCACCCATTCTCATGATTGCATCTTCCGACTTGTCGCCACAAGTATTCTGGAACCACATCCGTGGAAAAGGCTCATACAAGGAGGCTGCAATGCGTGTTGTCGCAATGGTTCACAAACTGGACTATGCAGTTATCGATCAATCGTATATCAACAACCTTTCCAACTGGAAGGACATAGTGCGCTCTGTTGACATATTCTGTTCCAAACCGATATACACCTACGACCAGAATGGTAAATGTGAACGTTTTGCTGCATCCTCTGAAATAGACTCATATTGTGTGTGTAAGCACACCAATCAAGCAGCATCTACCACAACATACCCTCTACGTTACCAAAAGCACACATTCAACAAACTATATGCGTTCACATTCGACCCAACAAATTTTACATATCCTGCTGGACGTTTGATATTGCCTCGTAGGTCGGTTGATGCTGTAAAGGAGGACATCAAGTCCACATCGCAATTCTATATGCTGGAGAGTATAAAAATTGAGGCTCTGACTACTTCACGCACGTTGCTCAACATCGAAGAGGATTATCTTCAGTCACTCGTCACGCGCGAGGTAATGACAGATGATTATGACAGTCACGACACAATTGTTCCTCGCTATGCTTTCGCGTATAACTCTCGCCTCAATATTGCAAACATAAAGAAAATGTTGTTTTCTGGCTATAACGCGGCATCTGTATTTTGTTATACAGATGGATATGTCGGCAATTGGAATGATGAGCACATGCCCCCTACATACTTTGACGACAAGGCTGCCTATTCTGTATACATTTACATCAAGCAGGACGGCAGGGATATTATAGTGAGAGGGGGTGCATATCAATTGGGCAACTATGATACTCCTATGTTGTTCATATACTATCCTAATGTCAATGCTTACAAGGCTGTCATTGTAAAGTCGTACGTTTGGAGTTCACCATACGAGGTGCAGCTCGAGCAGCATGGTTTCCTTAATGGTTCATTCTATTTTGGAGGTTGGGACAATCCAGAACAGAAAGGTACAACTCCCACCGTATCGAGCATTTCCGACCGCACAATAGATGTCCCCAACAAAATCTACACCTCCGAGGTCAACAACCCCTTCTACTTCCCGGTACTTGGTATCAACACCGTTGGCACGGGAGAGATTAAGGGCATCTGTTCTGCAGCAAAGGCTCTTTCTGAAGGACAGTTCGGTCAGTTTCCTCTCTATGCCTTCACCTCTGAGGGTGTATGGGCGTTAGAGGTTTCGTCTACTGGCACCTATTCTGCCAAGCAGCCCATCACGCGCGACGTGTGCATCAATCCCGACGGCATCACACAGCTTGACTCCGCTGTTCTCTTCCCAACCGACCGCGGCATAATGCTGATCAGCGGCTCGCAGACGCAGTGCATATCCGAAGCCATCAACTCCGAATATCCGTTCGATGCGCTCCGGCTTCCCGGGTTCGACAAGCTGCACACCATGCTCGGACATGAACCTGCAACAGACAAGTGCTTGCCTACGCTATCGTTCACCAAGTTTTTGAAGCAGTGCCGGATGCTATACGACTATGTTCATCAGCGCGTCATTGTCTATGCGCCCGGTATCACATACGCCTATGTGTTCTCGCTGAAGACAAATCAATGGGGAATGATGTTCTCTAACATCGTCTCACACCTCAATTCATATCCGGATGCACTGGCCATGGACACAAAAAATGCTGTACTCAACTTCTCTGTCCCAATAACGGATACCGTCAAATGCCTGTACGTCACACGCCCTCTCAAGCTTGAAGCGGCAAACGTATTGAAGACTGTCGCCAGTGTCATACAGCGTGGACTGTTCCGCAAAGGGAACGTATCCACGGCCCTCTACGGTTCGCGCGACTTGCAGAACTGGCACCTTGTATGGTCAAGTAAAGACAATTACCTACAGGGCTTCCGTGGCTCTCCTTACAAGTATTTCCGAATTGCCGGTGTAGCCACACTCTCACCAAATGAAAACATCTACGGCGCGTCAGTCGAGTTCACACCTCGACAAACCAACAAGCCGAGATAAAGAAGATATTATTAGGTTTAGTTATTTATTAAGGTTAGATTGTTTTAGGTAACTATGAAAAGAGCCGGGATGCGTGATGCACCTCGGCTCTTGTCTTTATTATCCTAACCAATGTTGCCTGATACGCTTCCTCTCCATTCTTGAATGGATGGAGGTGCGTATTTCTTGCTCTGCCTCAGCAGCCTTGGCAAGCCACGTCTCCGACTTCGACGGATTAGTTATGCTTAGCCAGTCGGCCACGCCTCGGCACACAAGGTATTCATGTATCAGCCTTTCCACATAGGTCAGCGTGGTTTGCGAAATAGTGTTGGGCACACTCATGTTTATATGATATTGCTCCCTCTCCTTTAGCTTGTCGTCAAGACAGAGTTTGACGATTTCCTTCTTTGACCAAGGGTAAAGTATTTCCCGGCACATGGAGATACCCAAATCCAGCACTCTTGTCACCCGGTCCACATTGCCCTCCTCGCCAACGTCAGCCACCATGTGCTTGGCGTGCTCGGTTTCCGGAGCCATTACATGGCTCTCCACATAGGCATTGTTCTTGATGTCATAGAGCAGCTGTTCTCGCTCGAAGGTAAGCTTTACCTTTAGCTTCGCTCCCTCATTCTCTATGCAGCAGCTCATAAGCCCTCCTCCTTAGTCTGTTGGACGCTTCGGGCGGCTACGCTTGCTCACTGCCTGTTGGATGCTTAGCAAACTTCTCTGTGCAAGGGCGATGTACTGTTCAGCGTCGGCCTTGTTTGTCACCATGTACCACTCGGCGATGGCAGAGTTCTTCAGGTAATCGTGGATAGCCTCGCCTACACCGGTGGTTGCAGCCTCGTTGAAGTTGCTCGGCATTGTGAGGTTAAGCGTCAGGTCTGTGCTGCCGTCATAGTGGCTGTTGTCTGTGGTTGTGCCGTCCTCGTTGAGATAGTCTGACAATTCTGTCTTCACCTCGGCAAAGCCTTTCTTGATAGAGCGAAGTATCTTCTCGCGGTTTTCTTCGTCCTCAGAGGCAAACATGCTCGCCACCTCCTTGTGGTTGTCCTTGTTCTGGATAGTACGGCCACGCAAGAAGGTCTCGTTCATGATGTCGAAGAGAAGCCACGAAATTTTGATGGTTGCCGTCACGCTCTTCTTGGCACCTAATGTCTTTTCTTGTCCTTCCATGTCAATAAAATATTATTTGTTAGTCACTCGGACGGGTCGGTCTCTTGCGGCTGTATAGCAGACGTTCCGCACCGTCCATCATTTCTCCGGCTTGGTTGAAGTAGTCAGCGGCTTCGCCCTTGTTGGCCAGCTTGAACCACTGGGCGATGATTGAGGCAATGAAGAAGTTGCGAAGGGCCGACTGTACATTGTCCTTCATCCCTTTGTCAAACGACTTGCTCACCTCCAGCACGGCTTCGTAGCCTGTCCTCGTCGCAAGCGACGGAACAACGATGCTCTGTACCTCCACATCTTTAGGTTGTTGTATGGGTGGAATAGGAGTTATCGTTACAAGTATCTGCTTCGTAGCTCCGCTCACGATCATCTCTTTCAGCCTCTCATTGGTGGCAAGCACCGACTCCTCCCAAAACCTGCCGAGATCTGAAAGGTCGCTGTCCGTGGCGAGGATGCGGTCTCGCGCTCCATCGTCGCCGTCTATCAGCTTCGCGCCTGTGTAGTCGGTAGCCTTTGCCACCTCTTCATACACGTCGTCCTTGAATATCTGTACGGTGATTGTCTCCATGTCAGAATGAAATTAGTGAATACGTTAGTCCGATGCCTATATATGGCTGCATACCTTGTTTGCCGAAGCCGTAACCTGCCGTCACACCGATATGCCATTTCTTAGGAGGCTGCTTAATCTTGCGCGTTACATACTCATGCTTGGGATATACATAGATGCTGTCAAGCTGCACGTCATATCCGCTCACCCATGCCGTATAGTCACTGCTTTTATACATCTTTTGGATGATGGGGATAGTAACCTCCGTACTGTCACGCACATCTGCCGCATCGTTTTGTGTACAGCTTTCTGCCGGTTGTGTGTCCGCACGGATAGATGGCTGCGCCTTGTCACTCTTGGGAAGGGTCACGGTCTTGTACGTCAACACCAAACTGTCCTTGGGTACTGGCTTATAGTAAGGTATGGTGTCAATCACAGTGTCACGCACCACATCTGCAGGTTCATAATCTTTGCTGTAGCCTCCGCAATGCACGATGCCCACCAGACAGACGATGCCAACAACCACACCTAACATTGCCCACAAAAAGCCTAAAATCTTCTTATCCATAATAGTCTTTGATAAATTCAACAATAGCGTTCACATGCACGGCTGTCACCTTCTCCTTGCCTTCCTCACTCAACAGCAGGTCAACGTCTTCTTTGTTGTCTTGGAAAAGGTTCTCCGTCAACACTGCAGGGCAGTTCGTGTCTCTACAGATAGCAAGGTTCTGGGCGATGTACTTGGCATAGGGCACACAACGGTTGCCTTTCAGTCCTTGAAGTATTGCTTCGTTCCAAAGATACTGCGCCAAGGCCTTGCTCTTTGCGGATGCGTTCATGCCTACATGGGCAGAAAAGCCTCGCGCCTCATGCCATTTGCCGTCGCCTCCTGCTGCATTGTTGTGGATCGAGACAAGCAGTACGTTCTTGGTGCCTACTTTCTTGCAGATGTCGTTCACACGCTTGCAGCGTACAGACAGTGCAACGTCCTGCTCCTCTTCCACAACACGCTCTGCATTGTAGCCCATGCCGCGAAGCTCGGTCATAACTCGGGTTGCAATCTCTCTTGCATAGGCATATTCACGCAAACGACCATCAGGCGATTGCTTGCCTTTAGTGTTCACCCCATGCCCATTGTCGATTAGAATTTTAATCATAATATATAATTTGCTTAGAAAGTTGTAGAAATCTGTATATAATTTTACGCAAAAGTTGTATTTATGCGTTCAACCTTTGGTAAAAGTCTGTCTTGATATTATCATACGCAAGTTTAATGTTAGTATAAGCACGAGCATTGTTTGCGCCATCTTCATTATAAATCTCACCTTCAACAATCTTCGCCACGTCCTCCACCCATTCCGAACTGCAAAACTCTGAAATGGATTTACCTCGATATGTGAAAGAGTCGAAGCGCGAGTTGCGGTCGTTGTGTATAACGAGCAACGACTTGCGTATCTTCGCTGCTGTCGCTTCGTGGTCTATGATGTGGTTCTCTTCTCTTACACGCTTGATAAGTCGGCACACCTGCTCAATGCTGAGGTCGAAAGCAAAACCTGTAAGGTTGCGGATGCGTAACAATGTCTCCGGGCGAAGACCCTCTGATATGTCTTGCAGCATGTCGTTCTGCTTACGTGTCTCTTCGGCAAGGTTGTGCATACTGTCCTTCTGGTCTTGCATCATCTGTTCGATGATGCTCTTGAACCAACGGAAGAGGGCCACCATCATAGCTGCGGAAAGGAGAAGGAATAAGGCTGCTGTTATTGCCATCATGCCATAGTCGCTAATACCTTTAGCCACCTGCGTAATTTGACTTACATCGTTCATTTCCCTGTCAGTGTTACTCTTATCAAGCGTCCTACAACTACTCCGGCCATCGTACAACCGATGTCAACCCAATCCCATTTGCCGCCATACAACTTGTCTTTAAGTTCCAAGGCTCCGGCTACACCAGCTCCGGCATACAGCGCACAGTAGGTATCATCAGCTCCCAAGCCGATGAGAACGCCGCCTATGATATGTCTGCAGCGGTTGCTGGATTTTAACCATGTAATAATCTTTTTCATTGCCATTATGATTTTATGTTCTTGGCAAATTTAGCGATTTAACCGGTGAACGTCGTTTTAACTATTGTAGCACAAAAAAAGAGGAGCAAGATTTCTCCTGTTCCTCTTATTGATAATGTTGTGATTACATGTCAAACACATCCCAATCTACATTGTCCTTCTCCTTCCATCCGTTCCTGATGGTTTCAAGAATGAAACATGCAGCGGCCTCGCTGAACTTCTTGAACTCGTCTCGCGTCTGGAAGGTATGATAGATTGGTGTAGCGTCAGCCTTCTCGTTGAGCTTCAACGTAAGTGGGAATGTAACACTTTCGTTGTTCTCAATAGAGGCAAAGTTACGCTGCTTCTCGTCTGTGAGCCAAACCTTGATGCCCTCATACTCAAACTGATTAACAATCTTGTCTTTGGTCTCTGCGTCTATCGTAGCCCAAACAAGTTTCTTTATCTCGTCAAGCGTGGGCTTGTGCGTGAACGTATGGCGGTATTCGTATGTACCGCTCTCTGTTTCATACAGACCGAAATAGAGCAGCCATTTATTCTTGCCTACTCGTTGCAGTCCGTCCTGACGTTTGGTTGTGCCGTATATCTTTTCCATTGTCGCTATGATTTTGTTGAGGCAAAGATATAGTATGCAGCCCAATTCACGCTTTTATCTTTAGTGAGTCGCTTTAGGTGAAGTTATACTTTCGCTTGCTGCCGTCAAACAGTTCACATTTGATAATGCTCTCAAACGGAAAGCCGTCCTCAATGTCGCTAATCTGATCGAGTATGCCCTTCATTTCCTGCGAGGCGGTGAAGAACTTACCCCATTCCTTTGTTGCCGGATTACGGAACGATACAAGATAACGGTCTTCACCTTCTTTTGTGTCGATACCAACTTCAAAATCGTGGATTTCAATAGGGATGTTCACGATGTCACCCAAGCGTGTCACCTTACCCGGAAAACGCTTCTTTCCGTCTGCTGGCTTATAGGTCACGCCCATTTCTGAAAATTTCTTCATGTTTTTACCTGTTAATATATAATATAAATGCTGGCAGTCCGCATGACATGCCATTCCTTTGAACGAGCCTATAATTTGTTGCCTTCGCTTTCTCGACTTTATCTTGGCGAGTTTCCTCGCAGCGTTTACCTTTGTGCGCTTGCGTATTCGTGAGTGGTCACCATAATCAATATAACCCAGTGCATCCATTCCTGCACTCACTGGAGCAACCTTCTCGCTCGGCTTGATTATCAGATTGTAGGGTTTACTTAGCCTATGCAGTGTGTCCCTGTGTTTCCACAACTCTTTTTTGTTGTCTCCATATATGTATATGTCGTCACAAAAGCGGTTGTAGTTATCCTTTCCACACTCCTCTATCATGGCATGGTCAATGTCATTGTGGTACAGGTTGCCGAAGAACTGCGAGGAGCGTAGTCCCTTGCTGATGCCTACGTTGCCATCCGGGTGCAATACCTTAACGAAGTCTATTAGTATGGGGAGTAATATCGGGTCGGCTATATACTGCTTTATGATGTCAATCATCTTGTCGTGCAGTATGTGGTCATAATAACCTTTATAGTCGCTTTGATAATAATATATAAGGTCGGGGTTCTCGGCTCTCACTTCCTGCATCTTGTGGAATAGTCCGTGTGGGCCGCGTCCTTCTATCGAAGCTGCCGTGTTTTCTATTAGCAATGGCGAAAGGTGTTTCTCCACAATCTCCATGATGGCATTGCAGCCTATACGTTTCACAACAGGAGGCGCTTGAACCATTCTTCTCTTCGGACCATCGTCCACCTCAAACGAAGACAGACGCTCAACACGAAATGTGCCATTGCCTATTTGTTCTTTCAGCTCGGCAATAATTTCTTTCTTGCGCTTCATATAGCGCACCATGCGTGGAGTACATTCCACACCATCTATAACAACCTTCTCCCTCCATTTTATTCCGCTTCGCGTGTCGGCGTTATGAAGGTTCGACATGACACGCTTGAACGAGCGTTCCATGTTTTCGTCCGAAATGATTTCCGGGATGAGGTTATATAAAGGAAAACAGATAGAAGTTGGAGCTTCTACCTGTCCTAATAAGTCTTCCAGTTGATTGACAGCCTTCCTGTCCTGTGGGGAGTTGACGCACTCCCCACATGTGGTTAATGTCGTGTTCCGGCTTTCCATATTTTTGTTATGCTTTTGCCGAGGCTCTAACCCCTCGGAGTGTGGTTGTGACAATCCCGTGCCACGTCAGAGGCCTCCGATTATTGTTAACCTTAGAATTTGAGCCGACCACCGTAGTTCGTGTTCGAGTTCGAAGAAGCGTTGTTCGCGTTCGCATAAGCGAGACCGCTGTTCGCATTCGAGTTGTTGCCAGACCGCAGAACACAGCGGCGCGTGGGATTTTCTGCCTGCCCTTAGCGATAGGGCGGTGCAAAATTAACATAAATAATTGAAAATACCTTCATTCTCAGTTGTAAAATTCGCTGCGCTACGCGCAGATAGTTACCTTTTTCAACACCGGTCGCAAACAAGGAGAGGGAGCAGCCGCTTGTGGCGGCTCTCCCTCTGACGCTTTTTTCGTGGCTTCGCTTGCCGCTTATCCGACTATGACGAATTTTCCGCGGAAGGCGAGCCGACCACCGCAGCCCGCGTACGAGACCGAAGAAGCGTAGCTCGCGCCCGCATAAGCGAGACCGCTGCCCGCATACGAGTAGTAGCCAGACCGCAGAACACAGCGGCCTCTACTGCCCGGGAACCATACTCCGGCTGCATAGTGTGTAGTGTATTTGCTGGTGTCTGTCTGATGCACCTTGCTTGGCAAGATGTCACACTTGGCACCATGCACCACTCTTACTACACAGTTACCTCCGCTGTTCACACTCTGTACGGTTCGCTCCGTCTTCTTAATCGGGTCGAAGATGTGGAACACGTAATCTACAGGATCATCGTTCGTCTCCACGCAACGGTTCTTATAGAACGTCTCGTAGCTCTTCACATTTCCTGCAATGTAGTCCATCCATTCACTGTCACAGCCCACATAGTGTTTGAGTCCCATGATTGAGTTCATGGAGTTGCCCACATACGATGTGTCCGCCATGCCGATGTCGTCACGACTGTTGAGTGTGCTGTCATGTGCACCATTGCCCACAACAGACTGCTCATCGGTCGTTCCATGGGTCGCCCACCACAGGTTACTGATTTCCTTGTGCTGCTCATAGTCTTGGAGTTGGTAGCCATCTCCGCGCATGTGCGCACTATTCTGGAAATCCTTGCCTGTGTAGTGTATTGTCCCTGTCGGCATTTCGGTCGGGTTACCGTCCGTGTCGTATGCCCATTCTGCAGAGGTCTGTGAAGTGCCGTCACCTTTCTTCGAACGTACAGCACCTGATATGCTGCGAGGTCGTTTCAGTCCGTCAATAGTGATGGGGTATGTTCCCACAAGACTGTCGAACTCACCAACGGTGTGCTCAGTCCATTCTGGTTCTATTGCCTCTATATGCTCGCTGTCAACAGCAAGACACTTTATGTCGCCAATGTCACGATACGAAGTGAAGTATATCCACTTGGCACCGTTTGGCACATCGCAGAACACATAGTTACCGATTGAGAAGTCGAAGTAAGCATGACTCACCATCATAATGAACTTGCCCACTATCTTGCCGTTTGCATCCGTAAAGACGGCACCAAGACGAGCGTGGTTAAGTCCCGGCCATCTTACCTGCTTCATGCCCTCAACGTCCATACGGTAGACATTCGCATTGGCTGCTGTGGCAATAATATTATCGCCAACTGTCTCGCCAACTGTTGCCTCGTCAGCATACACGCCTGTATTTTCTGCATAGAGCAGCTCAGAAAGCAATGCCTCCTTGCGGTTGTTTACAGTCGATAACGGCTCATTATCTGTAATTGAGTTAAAGTGATACTTTACTTGGTTCTTGTAGTCGTTCACGCCCTTGTACCAATAATGAGGCAAGTGGTGGAAGATGTCAAAGCCTTCACCTGCGCTGTCGCTCACATCGAAGCTCTCACCATTAGCAAGTTTATTGAAGTCTGCATCGCTCAATTGCACACCCTCCATCTGTTTCAACTTGGAGTTGTATGTACACTTGTAAGCATGGGTGTCCTGCAATATCTTCAATGTATGGCCGCTTGCCACAAAGCTCTTATCGTAATCGGCTCCTGTCTGGTTCTCGGGGTTGCTGTACTTCTCGCAGAAGTCACCGCTCACCACATCGTCTATCTTTATGACAGAGAATTGCGAGTTTATAACTTCAAGGTTCGGGAAGTAACGCTTCAGCTCCGCAATCTCACTCTCCTCTGAAAGTAGGGTCAGGATCCATCTGCCTATCAGTCCGCTACACTGGCCGCTCTCGTCATAGTCTGCTCCGTTTGCGTCTATGCCTACGGCTCCATTGTTCTTGATGGCTCGCAGCAGCTCAACGCTTTCCGTAGCAGCAAGGCCGGCTATGCGTACACTCTTCAGCGCACTGGCCGTGGTTACCTCTCGCAGCAGCGTCATGGCATCTATCTTCGGGCTTCCGTCCAAAAACAGCTTCGTCACCTTAGCCATTCCGTCAATGGTCAAACCACCGGGGTAGGTCAGATTAGGAAGGTTCTTGAAGTACAGAGTTGTCATTGTACCGGGAAGGTGCAGCGTATCAATAGGCGAACTCTCTGCAAGTGTGATGGACTTCAACAGACTGCCTTCTGCCAACACCTTTCTTAGGCGAGGACACAGCGAGGCGTTCACGTCGGTGATCATCGTGTTCCTGATGTCTATCTCTTCCAAGAAAGGCATCTGTCCTAAGTTCAGCGTGCTCAGAATGTCCGTGGTATAAGCTGGAGTATATCCTTCACCGCCAATGACAAGCTTGCGCAGTAAGGTGCACTCGCTAAGCATCCAGTTTGAATTCTTAGGAGAACAGCCGCTGATGTCAAGCTCGCTTATCTTGTCTGCACCGAAGATGTAGATGAGCTTTCCGCCTTCTCCTGCTGCAACCTCTGTAAAGGTGTGACTCTCACCTTCCTTTAGATAGCAACTGTACTTGGCTGACGAGGTGGAGTCCACGCCCATGGCGAAGTAACCGTCCTGTGCTGCCGTTATCTTCACCGTGATGGGTCCCATAACACGGTCTTGGAAGAAATGACGGAACAGATCACCAGTCTGGAAGTAGCCGTCTCTGTATGCGAAACGCTTGCGCTGGAAGGCTGGCAGACTCTCCAGTCGCAGACCATGCAAGGCAGGATAGTGGTTGTCGGCAGCGGTAGCTGTTTCTATATACTTGCGCTCTCCGTCAAACGAACTTACCACCTTTGGCCATCTCAAGATGCGGTCTATCATCCAGTAACGGTAGCAGCCGTCAGTAGAGAAGATTTCAAGGCCGGCCTTGGTCTTCGTGGCACGCATCTTTGCCGCTGTGTCATGAAGAGTCAGCGTCTCCGTACCTGCATCATCAAGCCATACACCTTCGCCTCTGTCAAACAAGGCATAGCTCTGTTGGAACATTACGCCATCCCATCCTTGATACAGATGGCTCGCTGCTCCGTCCATATCCCAAGGTATGGTCAGGTAGCAGTCGTTGTCTGCCTCGTCACATGAGTCACCGTCATACCAGTGGTTGAAGTAGTAGCGCATGCTGCCGTCGGTCTCCAAGTAAACAGCAATCATCATGTTCTTGGCTCGCTGGTCCACGGTGGCTTTGTAGTCGCTCGCCACAACATAGCAGTGAGTTGAATGGGGAGAGTAATACTTGTGCATTTCCTGCTGCCATTTCTTCCTGCGGTTCTCCTTGGTACCGGCTACGGTCTTGCCACCAAGGGTAATGGTTGTGCTTGCACCGGCTCCGTTGAATACCTTTTCGCTGCCATCAGGGTTCTTGGCGGCGTTCTCTTCGGCATTGTCGGTCAAATTCTGGTTACACTGCTGACAGAAGGCCAACTCTCTATACAGCTGGTACGGAACTTTCTTGCCCGACGCATACAGGGCGTTCAAGTCGTCGTCGTCAGGGTAGCGCATTTCGTAATATGTGCTCCACACTGGAACATCGCCATCGTCGGTGTGCAGCGTCTTTAGCATATCGTCCACGCTGTTCACGCCCTGCTGCCAACAGAACTCTTGATACTGTCTGTATTCGTAGCACTCCACAGGGTTCAGCACGCGACCTTGCACACTCCATTTCTTAGTGGCATTGTCATAAGTCATGGTGCCTGTGGTGTCCTTCCATGCTCCTCCTTTATACTGCACATACTTTCCGTCTGAGGTCTTATAGGCTGTTCCCCAATCGTAGTTCTTTACGTTGTCTGCCTGTACCTCGGTAAGTGTCTTGCCAAGCACATGACTGTCTTCCACGGCTACCTCACCTATCTCTGTCATGGTTCCGGTTCCATCGTTCTCGATGAAGCGTGTTTCCGGACCACAAAACTCACTCAGCATATACAGCGTACCCGGTATCAATGAGCTTGTGTCCGCAAGCACACTGGCTTTGTAGGTGTCAATGGGCGTATCTCTCGGAGCTACCATTTCCTTGAAGTCGCCATAGTTAACACAACCGTAATTATATCCCTTAACGTCCTCAAAACCGAAGAAGTGGGGATTACCCTTGTCGGCATTGAAGTTTGCCTTCGAGTGGAAGTAGGCGTTCTCAGGAAGTGTAGCGGCCTGTGTTCCCTTGTCTTGACCTATGCGGTAGTCGGTACGAAAGAGGGCACACGTCACACCGTCAATGCTCGTATGCAGTTCTTCGCTCTTGTCGGTGTTGTGTCGCTGTGCAGGGGTCATATAGTCACTGCCAAGGGCTATCTGCGTGTCGTTCATAAGCTCCATCATGGAACAGTTGTTGGCACCGGCAGAGTCCGAGTAGTCAACCTTGATGGTAATGTTCTGTATAGGCGTACTGCCTTCCTTCACGCGGATCTTCTTTTTCTTCGCAAGAGCTGCTGCGTCGTCATACTTGGCAAGAATAGTCTCATCACCATTGTACATCTCACTAATCTGCTCTCTTGTGTAGAGCATTCTAATCCTCTTCGCCTTCTTACCCTTGCCCTTCTTATTCTTGACACCGTAGGCAAGTGTCGAAGTTCCTTGGTTTGTCGTCGGGATGGCTTCAATAACGCAGTTTGCCCACGGACGGTCGGGGAAATAAATATACCAGTCCATCAAAACGGACGTTTTTTTGTCCCTCAAACCTTCGATGTAGTCAGGATAATATATCTCGCTGTCCGTTACCGCGCCACCGTCTTTGCTAAGGTTCTTGTCCGAAGTGCGCGTCATTGCCACAACCATGATACCGCGGTCTAACAACTTTTGCATATCGGGGCGTGGTTTCGTCGTGCCCTCAGCTGTAACATCGCTCATAACTTGGTTCTGCTCATACTCGGTCAGCATGGCAGTCGTGTCTGTGAGGTTCACGATGTAGTTGTTGAATGCTTGAATAAAGTCATAGTAGGTATTCCATCGTACCACCTCGTATAGGTAGAGGTCGGCATCCGTTCCGTCGAAGTGTATCATGTCAGCAATGTTGGGGAAGCCGCTGACTGTGCTGATAGGAACACACGCTGCAGCATCACCGTTCTGGAACACCTTACACAGCATCACACCATTATAGGGTGCTCTGGCTTGTGGCTCTATCACGATGTCAATACGATATACGGTATCGTCGAGGTAAGAGGTGGCGGCGGTTGTCTGCACGTCTTTCAATGCTTCGTCGCTGTCTCCGGCGGTGGTCACGATGAACTTCTCTCCGGTAAGCACAAAACCCAATCGCTCACCCATACACCACATAATCTTAGCATTACGTTTGGCTATGTTCTTTACCTTGAATGTAAAGCTTAGTGCCATACCGTTGGTTGGTATGTCCTTGCTTGCCAATGGTGTGTCGCTACATGCTGCCGTCACGTTCTCGGCTACACGTAGTGCCATTCTGCCGTCTGCTTTTTCTGTACCGAAGTTGTCCGCGACAAAACCGTTGCTCGACCAGTTGCTGCCGTTCACCTCTACTTCCACCATGCTGCCGTCGGAGCAGGTGGCCTTGATGCTCTTGTCGATGTCGTCGTTACTTCTGCCGGCAAAGCTCAATTTGTAGTATGCGCCCTCGGTCTCGCTGATGGCAAGCATACTGCCGTCAATGACAAGTTTTAGCTGCTCCGCCAGACGTACCTCACCACACATAGCATCAAAGACTAACGTATCGCCGTCGTTATAGCCCACAATGCGTTTCTCTATCGTGTAGTAACTGCTGCGGTTCATAACTTTGTTGGCAATCGTTTCTGTCTCGTCTGTTGTCTCGTTCTTCACCTTCACCTCTACATTCGGGTTGGCATTGTCTCGCTGATAACAGGCGATGTCAAAGCTAACGGTCTTGAACAGCTTTGTCTTGCCGTCGCTGTCGTCATACCATCGTGCCACAATGATGGGCTTCGTGTAGTCGCTCACGCTCTCGCGCTGCTCTATCACCATAACTGCGGTATGCAGCGTGTTACCTTGCAGTCCTGATGCTACGTCCTGCCCTTGTATGCGCAGAGGATATGCGCCGTGGCCCATGCCTTGTGGGTCGATGGTCACGTTATGGGTATAGGTATCCTTTACCAATACATTCTCCAGCGTCTCCCAAACTCCATTGCGGAATATCTCAATCTTCGTCTGGATACCCTTGTCTGAGGCATTGTTTGGGAAACGATACATGGGGATGCTTACCTTCTGACCGCCCACCTGCAATGTGGTGCTCTTCGTATAGCTCAGCGTCTGGCTGCTCTCTACGGTCACATCCACGGCTATCATCTCCACGTTTCTCGTTGAGGTCTTGCCAGTGGCATCTGTGGCTACGGCTTGAAGCTCTACACTACCTGCACTGGCCGCAATGGTGCTTAGGTCAAACTCGAAGGTGTACGACTTCAACGACGAACTGCTGGCCTGATTGGGCTTGAATGAGGCAACGGTGGTCTTTGTTGTGCGGTTGATGAACACAACGCTCTGTATCTTATTGTCCTGCGACGAACCATCTGAAAGCTGGGTCACACTACGGATGGCGGCTTTCAGTATGGCTGTACCTCCTGCACGAACATAGAAGGGGTCGTCCTTAAAGTTGATGGCAAGTGTAGTTCCACCGCCGCCACCAGTGCCGGTGCCTACGCTGAACTGGGTTTCTGACAGAGTGTCGCCAGCCTTGTTTTTCAGCTTCAGTGATACGCTGCCTTCTTCCTCCGTAGCCTCTATCTCCGTTGGTACAACCTTATACGCTCCTCCTGTAGAGAAGGCATCTGTGCCACCGGCTTCCATCGTGTCGCTCGCCACAAGTTTACTGCCGCCGCCGAAGTCCTGCCAAAGCCCGGCCTCGTAGAAGTCCGCAATGGAGTCGCCCTGATACTGTTTGGTCTCTACCTTATTGGCTTCCGTAGTATAGCTTATCACCAAGCCGCGCTTCTGATAGTTCACACTTGTTGTCTCTTGATAGGTCTTCAGAGCTGCAAGTGCGGTGCCAAGGGTGTAGAAACCTGTAGGAAGAGGGGCTATAATGTCGATGTCTATCATCGACTCCGAACCTTGCACCATCGAACCGAAGTCTTTCCAGTTCTCTGTGTCATACCAGTTATTGTCCTCCGTGTTGGCTCCGATATACTGGTAGGTTTTCCACGTGCCTTTCTTCAACGCGAAGGTTATCATCAAACCTACTGCTGCCTTGCCGTTTTCCTTCGCTGCATGTACTGCTGAATTTGCGGTGTCGTCGGTATCACACAACACATAGTAATGTCCTCCCTGCTCCACCGTCGGGTTGTATATGCTGGCAGAGCTGCCGCTACCGCCAATTTTCTGCATCTTCTTGTCAACGATATGGAACAACTGGTCTTCACAACGATAAATATGGTCTGTACGTCCTACGCTATCTGTATTGTACTCTTCTTCGGAATAGCCATACGTCTCTGTAGTTATAGAACCGAAACTACGGAAACACCACTCATTATCGTAGTCTAAACTTGGAGCATACCACAAGCCACGGCTCGGTGCCTTACCTACACCATCCCACACACCATCAAAGGGAAGAATGTTTATACCCTCAATGCGTATGTTCGCTGTCTGGAGTGTGCTATTTAGCTCGGCTCCCTCGTCGCCGGGGTATGCAGTGCCGCTGGTATGTCCCAATGCCAAGTCCGAACCTATTGCAACAAGTGTGCTTCCTCCCCAACGATAAGTCTTGTTGGCAGTAACGTCTATGTAGATCTTTCCGCTGTGTGGCTCACGTCCTTTCATAGTGCCCTTGCCGTAACGGTCACCATCTATCCAATTGTTGTAGTAAGTGATGGTCGGGCGCAAGTCGCCTTCCGTTTTCGATGGCTGTGTGTATTTCAGCACAAAAGCCCCAGCGTCTCTGCTGAAAACAACGCTACAGTTCTCGTCCGTTGAATACTTGTTTAACGACATCATCTGCGAAGTGATGTCATTGAAGATGCCGTTGAACTCCAGCACGTCGTCCACATAGTCGGGCAGATACTGCGAAGGTATCTGGTTCAACTCGTCCAACGGTGCAAGTCCGTTGGGCTGTCCTTTGGTGTTCTTGAATGACGTGAGGTCTTTCTGTACACCGCTGATGCTGCTCGAAAGTCCGGTCTTGTTGTCGCTTACAGTCTTCTTCAGTGTGTTGATGTCGCTCTGGGCTGTGCCCATCTTTGTGTTGAGGGTGTTGATGCTCTCGCCTTGCGTGGTCTGTGTAGAACGTAGGCTGCGCACGTCTTCCTTGTTCTGGTTAACGTCCACCTTCACGGCTTCGAGGTCGGCTGTCATTCCCTCCACGGCTTCCATGTACTCTGTACTGTCAACCGTAGGATTACCCTTCAGCAGCGGATTACCGTTGCTGTCAACTTGCGCTACCCATGTACCACCGTCAGCTACATAGAGCTGGCCAAGATGGTCTGAAGCTGCACTGCCTTCTACGGTCACCAACGCCCACCATCCTTCATGGGGATTAGGATAAGCCTCGCGTAGCTGTGCTGCCGTTTTGAACAGGCCTTTGTTCGGGCCTTTTATGTTCTTGGCTTCAAGCCAGCCGTCAACGGTCAGATTGTGGCCGACCTTTGCCGAACCGCGTATGGTGGCCTTGCCGCCGATGTTAACGTCACGTCCAACCGCAACGTCACCATCTATCTGTTTTGTTGGTATTGAACTCATTATTCAAAAATGCTTTTTGCCAAGGTGTTCATTGCGGCTGCTTGCTCGCTCGCACCATAGGCGGTTAATACTAATGCAGCCGTAGTATAGACCACGGCTGTGTAACAACGCTCGCTGATGTCTATGCCGTCCTCCTCGTCTATGCTCGGATAAGGAATGTATGAGGCACGTTTCACGTAAGCTTCCTCACTGTTGCAACTGTAGAACTCCAACACCTTGCCCTCGGCACGGTTCACTACGGCACACACCGGCTTCTGGACATTGCCACGAATACCCTTGTATCTTGACGATTGCAGGTCATACAACGGATCGTCTGCTGATATGGCCATATAGCAGGTGCGTTCCCAGTCGCTCATGCGAAAGGCAACAAGACGCATGAAATCATCGGGCAGCAGAGTCCAGCCGCTTCCGTTACTCTCCCAGTAGATGGCATCGCCAAACACGTGGCCTTCTTCCAAGTAGTGAACGGGAGCGGACGACTCTACACGCCGAACGGCTTCCACTATCTTTGAGCGGATGATGTCATTCAACGATAAGGTGTCAATGTCCTCATCGCTGATGAGCTGCTCGCTTGTCTTGTTCTCGTCAATGGCAATGCGCACATCACGCTCCACGACTTCGATTTTGTACACCATACCGTTGCTGTGATTACTCGGTTACAAAAGTGATTTTAACGCCATAGGTCTCACCTACAGCTATAATTTCTGCACGAGTTTTCATCGTACCACTCTTCACGCCAAACATCTTTGTAAGATAGTCCTTGGCTTCTTGGTTGGTACTGAACTCTACTTCTGTAAGACCACGTTCGTCCTCGATAGGCTCGATGCCTGTCTCTGGTGTAGGCGTTACTACTTCCACAGTCGGCTTCACTGTTTCAGTCTCTATTTCTTCTGGCAAATGCTCATTCACCTGTTCGTCACTGTCAGGAATAGACTTGTGGGTAGCAATTCTCATGTGAGTACCGGGCAGTACTTGACGCATTACGAGACTGATAAAACCACTCTTGTATTCCTTTGAGTTCTCAATTACAAACTGTGTAATTGGGTCTTTGGTCACCATGTATGCAGGTTGCGAACCACTTGGTGAAGACGTGCCACCAACGAACGATAAGTTCGCCTCAAGGGTGCCGGCCTTAACTTTACCGTGCCATTCCGTGAGACCATATACTCCGTATGTTTTAATTTCCATGTTATATTGTTTTATTAAAAATGGGGACGGATTGACTTAAAGCGCATCCACCCCCATAATTAGCGTTGACAAAAAAGTTACTCAGCTGAAATAGGACCGTAGAAACGAACCCACTTCTTCTCGTTCTCGCCTGTCGCATTGTACTTGAATGCGTCACCTGCACTCACTGTAATAGTGGCAGTGCCTGACTTGATGTTCATGCCGTAAGCGAAAACGTAAATTACGCCATCTTCGAGATCAGCTTCGGTTGGAGCTGTATCACTACTCCACAAGCGGAACTCGTCAGCTGCAGGAGCGGTGTCGTCATCGTCATCGTCGCCATCAACCCAGATGTGACAGTTGCCCTTCAAGCCAAGAGCGTCACTGACGAGAACACCATTGCGTGTTGCCTCTTCACCTTCAACGTCCTCAGTGTAGCTGCTCTCACCACGACGTACATAGTGAACCAAACGGTCTTCACCAACAATTAGACCACTGTTCTCGTAGCCGCAATCATTGAACGTCGGCTCAATCTTAATCTGAAGCTCACCGAAGATGCAGGACAGGCGTGTCACCTTCCAGTCAAGTCTCTCATTTGTGTAAGGCTCCATCTTGACCTCTGGATGCTTGCTCCAGTCAATGAGCTGCAAGTTCTGACCAAGATTGTTACCAACGAGGAAGAGACCGGACTTAGGCTTGTCTGCGCCACCGTAATATAGCTTGATGAGAGACATTACATCCTCAAATGTCCACTTGCCACGATGCTTCACCTCACGCTTCACCTGCCAACGAACACCATTGGTTGTATAGTCCCACTGGTCGTCACCCATGCTTGAACGTACAAGCATCTTGTTCTGCTGAGAAATGAGAAGCGTTCGGTTGCCGGCAGCCTTGAACTCACGCAACTGAGCCTCTGCCTTGACAGCCTCATCGTAAGGTATCTCCATGTTCTGGTCGGCAAGATACTTTGATACGATGCTTGTCATACCTCGCTTCTGCAAGTACAAGTCGTCTGGAGAAGGAATGACAGTATTGGGGTCAACCCACTTCTGAGTTTCATACATGGCATTAGCCATACGTACTAACTTCGTACCTGCTGCAATGATATTGGTGTTGCTTGCTGTTGGAGAGGTTGCTGTTGGAAGACTGCCATACTGGTCTGTAACAGCCTGCTTAACACCATTGGTGGCTATACAAGTGATTGTGTCGTCGTTGTTCACGCTCTTTACAAAGAGCTGGAGGGGACGACGGCTCTTGACATTGGTTCCACCGATAAAGTCGTAGCCTTTGACTCCCTTGACCATAAGAGTGTCGTATGCTCGAACTTTCTTCTGGTCGGCATTGACCAACGTGATAGTATTGCCATTAACAGATGCAACGGTAACGATTGGTGTACCTTGGTCAATTGCATAGTGTTTTACTTCCATGCTATGAACGTTCACGGACTTTGCCATCAGCATAAGCTGCATCAAAGAGTTCTGGTCACGTTCAAACATGAAAATTCTTTTGTCAACTTCGGGCATTACAAGTTCGCCCATACCTCCTGATGCGTTCTCTACTCCACTGACGGTAGTAGGCGCACCACCTAACTGTGTCTGAAGACCAGCGGAACCAGCACTTGGAGTAAGTTCAGGACTATCTGGCGTGTTTGCACTGCCAGAGTTCTGTTGCTGGGTTGTTGTTACTTCTACGCTCATTTTAATTTGTTTTTATTTGTTATTGTTATGTTTCGTTTTTGCCGGTACCTTGACAATGCTTTTCTTCACAAAGCCTTCGTTATGTATAGCTTTGCTTGCTTCCATTAACGCACTTACAGTGGTACAGGCACCACCGATATGTGTTCGCAATCCTGCACTTCCTTGTGAGGGTTCACGTGGCTTTGTATTTGGAAATTCTACACTAATGCTCATGACGTATTATTTTGCAGCATTTGCAAAGTCAAAGATGTCCATGTTTCTTTTGTTCTTGGGCGCACCGCCATTCTTGCCGTTCAGTGGTGCAGTGCCGTCGCCTTTGTCTCGCTTGCGCAAGCCTTCCACAATTTTGTCATTGCGTCCTGCTACACGTCCCTCTTCACTTGCTGAGGCTACATCGCTGTCATGGTTGATGGCATTCACGAACATTGCAAGAGTCTCTTTCGAGAACTTGCCCATGACACCGTCTCGAACCACGGTCAAAACGGCATCCACTACAGCGTCAATCTGTTCGTCGCTCATGCCACGCTCTTCTTGGAACTGACGAAGGGTTTCAAGACTTGCGTCCATGTTCTTCTCATATTCCTCATCAAGCTGTCTCGACTTTGCCACACGCTCCACATAGTCCTTGTTGGCTTCGGCAATCTTCTCCTGCATTTCAGGATTGTCAAGCACGTCCTGTATTTCTATGCCGAAGTTTTTCACAAGCCCTACGTAGGGGTCGTTACCGTTGTGCATGTCTGCTAAGAACTGTGCACTGCGTGGATCTGCAGCGAACATGTCCGACATGGCTTTCTCCCTGTCCTTGTAGCCGCTAAGGTCTTGCTCGTATTGGTCGTAATCGTCGGAAATCTGACCGTAAATCTCCTCATCATCCTCGAACTTCTTGTCGGGATATTTCTTGCGCAGCCGTTCCAACTGTTGGTCGCGTCTGCTCTTAACTCCGTTGTTATCAGCCATTATCTTCAAAATCTTTAGAATGTGTCATATTCATTTGCAAAAATACCTATATAAGATGTGGACTGACTTTTAACTTTTGTGACCTCGTTTCTGTAACTTTGAGGAAACAATCGGGCACTTTTATGAAATACTTTGGCAGCATTCTTGAATTTACACGCGAACGTAATAACGACCTCATGAGGGCATATCGGGAGAAACTCGCAGAGGCATCCATCATCGTGATGCCGGTCATCTTCGAACTTGTCGCTCAGTCTCCGGCTTCTCGCTTTTGGGTGAGCGAGGAGAGGGCTGCTATTGTCATTTCAGCAATGGCAGCTGGAAAACCGATGCCAAGGATGAGGAGCAACAAGCGTGAAATGTTTGAGGAGATTTATCGAAGGTTCGTTATACTACGTGAGAAACAGCCCGACAAATCGGTGTACGAACTTGTGACGAAAATAGTAAATCAACCTGCACCGAAATTCTATCTCACGCCTCGTACAGTGGGCGAATTTATTTACCGAATAAAGAATGGATGGTATGACAACCAATATGATAGATACAGAGATTGCACGCTTACTCGCTGAAAACGACCGGCGAAATGAGGTGATGTTCGCTCACTTCGACCCGGTCACTGGTGAAGGGTCCATAGGGGAACGTGTGCGAGTGTGTATCTCTGACTTTGCCATACCCGTCCAATGGCTCCCTGTAGAGATGATGAAAATACAAATGGTGAAGAAACTTGTCAAGGCTGGGTCTATCGACAAGTTTCTTTCGTCTGTTCTCCATGTTGAGCCAAACGATGATGATTACATCAAGGTCTCGCGTAAGCTCATAAGGCTACGCTTCAAACACGACTTCCCTTTCTGGGCGGCTACGCTCGTCTATATCCACAACAAGAAGGCTGGTAAGGACGTGTTGTTCCGGCTTTACTATCCGCAGCGTATTTTGGTGTCTCGTTTTGAGGCGAAGAGAAAAGCTCGTCTCCCTATACGACTAATATTGTTGAAGGCTCGCCAGTGGGGTGGTTCTACTACAACACAGCTCTACATGGCATGGCTTCAGTTCAACCATCGAAAGGGACTAAATTCACTTATCATTGCACATCAAGGAGCGGCTTCTGACGAAATCAAGGATATGTTCGACCTCATGATTGACAGATACCCGGTAGAGTTCCTGCACAAACTGGGTGAGGCATATTCCGAGAACGAGCCGAAGTTGGTTGGTGTTGGTAAGTCTGGCTCCACTCATCGCGTACCACAACGCAATTGCAAGATTAAGGTTGGCACTGCTGAGCGTCCTAATGGATGCCGTGGCGGTGCCTATTCTCTTGTGCATTTGTCAGAGGTCGGCTTGTGGCAAAAGACAGAAGGTAAGTCACCGCAGGACATCGTGCGTTCGGCATGTTCCGGTATTCTTTTGGAACCATTCACGATGATCGTAATGGAGAGTACACCGAATGGAACAGGAAACTTCTTCCACACAGAATATACAGCTGCTGCAGATCCTACAATCAAATCACAATATGAAGCTCTTTTTATATCGTGGTTTCAGATTGAGCAGTATTCCAAACAGTTTGCTTCGGCTGACGAAATGCGTGAATTTGCACAATGGCTGTACGAAAATAGAGAGAATGCCTATGTGCCGTCAAATCGTGAGGAGTCCGGACGCTACCTTTGGTCGTTATGGGAGAAAGGGGCTACACTGGAGGCCATCAACTGGTACATAGAGGAGCGTGCTGGTAAGGACGACTTTGCTGTAATGGCTTCCGAGTTCCCTTCTGATGATGTGGAGGCTTTCGTTCATTCTGGTTCTATGGTGTTCGACAAATACCGTGTCAAGAAGTTCGAGCGGTTCTGCAAGCAGCCTCAGTATATCGGTGAGGTATATGCTGATGGAGACGAAGGAGAGGATGCACTTTCCAATCTCCGTTTCCGTGCAGACAGGCAAGGATTGCTTTCTATATGGGCAATGCCTGAAACATTCGAAGGCTACGAAGTTGTCAACCGTTATCTTACCGTTGTCGATGTGGGTGGACGTTCCAATAAAGCTGACTGGTCTGTTATCGTGGTATTCGACAGGCTTAGTATGATTGATGGTAGCGAGCCGCCGTCTGTGGTGGCTCAGTGGTACGGACATTGCGACATAGACCAACTCGCTTGGCGTGCAGCACAGATAGCGGCGTTCTACGACAATTCTCTTCTGGTCATTGAGTCTAACACGTTGGAGACTCACGACAAGGAGCGTCAGGTGGAAGGTGGCGACCAGTCGCAATATATACTCAATCAGATTTCAGACATCTACCCGAACTTGTATGCACGCAAGCAGTCGGAGGATGAAATAAGGGAGGGCGCACCGCGTAAATATGGCTTCCATACCAATGTGTCAACAAAGCCGATGATTATCTCTACCCTCATCAAGGTGGTACGCGACCGACTCTATATCGAGCGCGACAAACGCTGTCTGGATGAATACAACACCTATGAGCGAAAACAGAACGGTGCGTATGGTGCTATTACTGGCAAACATGACGACTTGCTTATGACACGTGCAATAGGTCTGCATATCTGCTTCCGGGAAATGGATATGCCTGAATGGGTTCCTATTGTTAACCGTACACTTAGAAAAGACAGAAGCCCCGTTTCCGAGGCTTCCATCTGATAGTTTTATTAAGACGCTTGTAACATCTGCTGTGCCTGTTGCATGGCAGATGCGTTTGCGTTTTGCTGAACCTGCTGCGCAAGTTCCGGAGAAATGCCGTCCGGCACCTTGCCTTGTTCCAGCTGTTCCCTTTGTGACTTGATGCTCTGCAGCAACTCGTCGGCAAATGGAAAGTCGCCGTGTTCCAACAGCTGCTCCACGCTGATAGCGTTCTTTTCCCACAACTGCATAAGCATGTCGTTGGTTAGAGCGCGGTATGCTGGGGTTGCTGTGCTCTCCACAATCGAAAGGTCAAACTCTACGTCGCGTATCTTCTTCGGGTCGTACTCCACAATGGTAGAGTTCTTTCCTGCAATGTTGAATACACGTGGCGTGTCGTAAAACTGCTGAATGTTCTTCACGTCCTTATACGCACCTTCTTTTACGAAAGAAGAGAACGTGTCGAGCAAATCAAGCAGAGACGTTGAGGCGTTCTGTGCCTGTTGATTGTACAGACTGGCCGACATACCCGAATAACCGGGCTTGCCTTGCAATGCGCCGTTAACGCCGGATATGTCTTCGAAGAACTTCAACTGCATGCTCAGCAACTCTGAGATACCTATCTGTGTGCAGTTGTTGGCTATCTGCTGAGGCAATGGCGTTCCGGCCTTCGGTGTCCTGATCATGATGATGCCGTTGAAGCGTGCCCATTCGTCGGCAACGTCGTCCATTGACATTCCCTTCGGTAAGCAGTCTTCCGGGAACAACAACACACCTTTTGCCGAAGCTCGCATAATCCAGTCGTACATCGTAATCAAACGGTTTGTGTATCGCTGCTGGTCTATTACATTGCTGACAAAGCTATGTATCTCACCGTCGATGAACGGATATGCTTTGAACACATACGGATGGCTCTTGTGCTCGTATGGGGTTTCGCCTTCTTCCAGAATGTCACCAAACGGAGTGAGCATGTAATAATACCAGTAGCTATCCATAAACCACTCCCAACGGATAAGCGGCACATCGCTCTCGTCCATACCAAGCTCACGGGCCTCTTGTAAACGCTTGTTGTTTTCGTCTGTTACAAGGGCTTGGAAATCCTCAATGTCTATCTTGAACACATCGCCGTTGTTTACGTCATGGCAGCGGACACGTGGTTTGCTTTCCTTCCTCCACACTTCTATTACACGACAACGTGTCACATCATACGGAACAAAAAAATCAAAGTTGCCCTGCAAAGGATGGCCAAAATGATTAAACGTAGCACTGAGATACGATTTGTCTTTGGCAAACTTGTATATCTCGGCCAGACGGTTGTAATCGTTTCCGTCCTTGGCAAAGCGTCCGCACAGTTCCTCAAACGATATGTCATGCACCTCGCCCACACAACTGCAATCCCAACCTCGAAAATCCCTCATGTTGTTATCGATGAAGAAGTTGTTGGGCTGTACATAGTCGGTCCAACAGTCCAGCTTGTTTTCTCGCCAGCCATACCACTTACGCTGCACGACAAAGCCCGATATAAGGAACTCCTCCATACATCGTGCGTTTATTTCTGTCATGCGGTTCAGCTGCATGTTGCATTGCAACACGGTACTCATCGTCTCGCCATATCGCTGCTCGTCGCGGTCTCGTGCCGTACAAGTTGGTTCCTTGGCTTGACTGCGGTATATACCAAGTACAGCTTGTACCATACGACGAATGAGGTTGTTCTTCAAGGGTACATTACCTTGCTTCTTGATGAGTTCCTCTTCGCGTATTTTCCGACCATTCACACAAACGTAGTCATCCCACTGCCGTCCGTAGGTGTAGTTCTTGTTACGTTCACGGTCTCTGCGGAACGTATCCATAGCAAGCCAATACTGCTGGGCTTGCCACAATACCTCAAATGCACGGTTACCGCCCAACGTGTGCTTGGCTGTAGCTACGCTGTCCATTCCTTCATGAGGCATGACAGCACTCGCCTTATGTAATTTTCTTCTTGCCATAATTTTATAATTTGGGACGGTGCAAAGGTAATTCCTTGCACCGTCCTTTGTTGTTTAACTATTGTTGCTTACCATTTCGAATATTGTTCACAGCGTCAACAAGTTCTTTCTTCTTCTCGTTGAGTTCGGCTTCAAGCCCCTTGCGCTCCTCATCAGAGGCTGCGGCTTTCAACTCCTCGTTAATATCGTCAATGTCTCCCGAATAATCTTCGTACGTTTCCAATATGCGATACTCGGGCGAGTTGTTCAACCACGCTATCTTTTCCGCATAATCAAACACTCCGTCTGCCGTGTCGTTCTCATAATGGTTCAACCTCGTACGCAATTTCTCGCTTTCTTCCTTTATTCTGAAATACTCATTATTAACGGCTCTGTATTCTGTACGTTCGTCACCGTTTTTCACAAGTCTGTTCAGCAAGAGGAAACTGCGAGGATCATACTCTCGATCGCCAATGACGGTTTCACCCATTTTCGTGAGCCTATCAATGGTTGACGATACACCACCGAAGATGCCGTTCAGCAAATATTCCACCTGCGCAGGGTTGATGTCAATCTTGCCACTTGTGTAGGCATCACCACCGGTGGCCTCATTCAGTGCCTTTGACAACCCAACCAAGTATTTGTTGGCACTCTTGTACGCCTTAGTCCATTCGGGCATATCCTTGTTGAAAGGAGTGTCCTTGTAGATTGGCATACCTGTCCAACTCTCATTGCCAATCACTTCGGCAATAGGTTTTATCGCACTCGGAACGAATGCCTTGAAACCACCGCTACCTTCCATAATGTCGATTGGCAACATCTGGCTAACTTGGCTTGCCATTTGGTGTGCGAGTTCCCCTGCAGTGTAATGTTCCTTACCGTTCATCGCGCTCACCATCAACTCGCCCATGCCGTACATTGCGCGATACTCAACTGGCAACGGCATGCTTATCCACGACTTGTCCATGCCGGGTAAACGGAACACCACATTGCTCCTGCGTACATATTCGGGTAGGTTGAAGTAGTCGTCCTTGTCATCCTTGTCATCCTTGTCGTCGTCTCCGTCACCACCGCCAATGCTCGCCATCAATGCACCAAGCAGGAACATTGCGGCGGCTCCTGCAATGGTTTTCTTCGGATGCCGTTTGAACTGCCGACCGAAATTAGTAGAACCTTGGAGGGCTGCGTTCCAGAACACATAAAAACTGCGACCAAGCCCTGAAGTAAATGCAGCTACATTACCTATTCCTGTTTGTCCGTTTGTCTTCCAAAACTTTGCGCCACTGCCTTTCTTGTTGAAGTTCACACTTATCTCCTTGGCATCGTACACGCTGCGGTCTATCGTGCGTCCCAACTGACGTGAGGTCATAAAGGCGGCAAAGCGTGCGCAATTCTCCACGGCACGGTTGTACTCGTCAAGACGCTCGCCTAACAAGTCCCAAGCCTTTCTGATTGGCATCTGTCCGTTGCTCTTCTTCAACTCACGCTTGATGTCATTCTTACGCTGTTCGATGTCACGGATGTTGGCATAACCTGTCTCACCACCATTCATCATGAACAGATGGAACATCTTCTCCGTTTCATCGTTCAAGTCGAGTGTACCATTGCGCAACTTGGCAAGAAGTACCTTCATCTTCGCTGGATTGACCTTTGCAACATTTTTGTGGAAACGCCAAGCATAGTTCGGACTTTCCTTTACCCACACCATAGTGTTGGCATACATCATGTCGCGCATAAAGTTCGAAACAACGAAGTCTGGGTTACGTGTGGTGTAAAATGCCGACAACTGACGATTTATGGTCTCACCTAATCGCATGATTGCACCTATTGCACCTGACACGTCATTGTCTGGGTTGGTCTGTCCGTTCAACGCCTGTGCAACTCTCGGATTGCCGTTGATGGTGAGTATGATGTCGCGGCCGTTTCTCTTCACCAAAACTTGGTGCTGTCGAAGGTCACGGCTCTCCACAACGCGGTACGGAATAGCAGGATTGTCCTTCTGCTTTCTGAAGTGTGCAGGGTCGTTCTTCGCGGCTTGTTGCATCGCATATTCAAAGTCTCGCATCTTGCGCTCCACCTCAGCAGGACTGTCATCTTCCTCAATGCGTTCCGTCCCTTGCAGGTCGCCAGAGTTGATAGGTTGCCACTCGTCTGCAACGTCATTGTGCCATAGCCACAGGTCGCTCACGCTCACAAGGTCACTCGGATGGTTCAGCGCGAAATTCAAGAACTTCTGCTTCACCAAAGTATTACGGTTACCCTGCATTATCGCGCTTTCAGCCATAGCCTCCATATTGGCAAACGGGTCGTCAGCCTTACTCTTGCGTCCCTTGGCGGTCTTGATTGGAGCATTAAATGCGCTGTGCTTGTCCGTCAAGTATGCATACGCCTCATCGCTCGTCTTGTCGTCAAAGCCACGCAGAGGAATATAATTCTCATACATTCCGCTGATGTCGTCGTAGGTCGCCTTGTTAATAAGTCCGCTTTCGTAGGTTTTCTGCAATGTGGCTTTCGTTACGGCATTCACCTTGTCCCACAAGCCATCAACCCAATGGTCTCTTTCGTAGTCGGATACCATTTGTTGCGCCTCTGTTTCCGCATCAAGCACATTGTCCATTCCAGTCAAAGCGGTCAGTCCTGCATAGTCTCGTTCGCGATTTATCAAGTAAAGTTCTTCTTCACGATCTTGCATTCGCTGCTTTACGTCTTCAAAAGCATCAATCGCATCTTGGTCTAACGGATCATTGTCAACAGCCTGCTGAGCAGCAAGAACTTCTGCAAAGAACTCCGAGCGAGCGTCCTTCTCCGCAGCCCTCCGCGCCATTACCTCGTTACGCTCCAATCCGTGCTTGGCCATCATATAGTCTGTCAACTCAGCACGCTCGTCCGCTGTCTTGGCAAGTTTCGCCACCTCCTCAAGCATTGGCTTGAACAATGTCTGCGCAAATGCGGTACACTCTGCTTGGTTCACAGAAGAAAGGCGATTTTCACCAAGATAGGCATTCTCATACCCTGCCACATCCTCGATATATGTCTTGCCATTACCCTCTGCTTTGAGTATCGCGTCCATAGCCTCTTTCAGTCCGAGCATACTGTCTTGCAGTGCCTCTTGCATCTGGTACATTCCACGACTTACACGCTGCTCATATATGTCACGTGCCATCGCCTTGTTGTACTCCACACTGTCACCGTCGCGGAACATAATGCCCTCATCTGCAACATTTTCGTCAGAAACTTTGGGATTTACAAAATCTTTGACTACCTTTGTCGCAGTATCAAGGACTTGCTTGTCTATTTCCTGCTGAACCGGTTGTGACGCTGAGGAGAGATAAGCGAGTCCTTTTTCTTTATCTACCCACTTCAATGTCTTGTTATTTGCAATCGGCTCTACAATATTTTTGAACTCCCTGCCGTGGAACGAACGCACATCATTCACTTCGAGATATTCCGCACCCTGCTGTATCTGTCTCTTCAATTCAATAGCCACACACACATTTTTGCCATTGCGGTCTCTCATGTCTGTAAGCACACCAATTGTGTCCTCGCTACGTTGGAACACGAATATAGGCGAAGACAAGTGTTGCGGCATATTCATTATGGCAGATACATCTACTTCATGCTTCTTCTCTGAACCTTTCTTTATTACACGCTGACGCATAACAATAGGCAAGTTTGGGAGGAATGTACGCATTACTCCTTGTGGTCTGCCAAGATGCAGCATCTCATTCTTATCCATTTCGCCATTCTGATAGCGTGTAAGTTCATTGTTGAAACGCTCGTTAGCAGTCTGTTGTTCACGCTTACCATCACTAAACTTAGTATCACCGAAACCTGTCTTCCTGCGCATAACCTCAGTATCAGCGGCATCGAACACGGTAGGCTTACCACCATTCTTCTTACGCTTGTATGCCTCATGCAGAACAAACGCCCAGTCCTTATCACCCCACTTTCTCTTGCCGGGGATTTTCAATCCGTCCAACAATTTTTGTAGAGCCTTTTGGAGCATGGCTTTCAGTTTGCCCCAGAACGTAAGTTCTTCGGCACTCATCTTCTCGAAGCCTTTCTCACCGATACGTCCGGCAAGGTCGGCACCATATTCCTCTGTTGCATCACGCTTGAACTGCTCACGTTTCTTTCCGGCCTCGGCATGTGCTGTTGCCATATCTGCATAGTATGAAGCGTTGGCATCCTCACCATTGGCTACATGCTCCTTGCGTTTCTTCTCACGTATGCGGTCCACCTCGGCATCGTACATCTTCTGCGCCATGCGGTCAATGGTACCGCGTATCTCGTCCTTAGACACACGATAGAGTTCATCAAGGGCATTGTTCAGCTTAGCCTCATCAGGGAACAGCACGCGCAAACCATCGTGACCCACAACCTCATGCACAAACGTATTCTCAACGTCTGCCATGTTAGCATTGTTGGGAACAACAATAGTCACATCGCCAGTCATAGGATTGAAGCTACCCTTCATTCTGCGCTGGCGCACGGAAGGTAATGCAGCCACTTCTTCCTCTGTACGGATGATGCGCACTGGAGTATGCAGACGTTCGGACAGTTCGGTAACTCTCTCGCTCATCGCACTTTCCATTGCTTCCTTCGGTTCGCCTACCCACTTGCCGGCCATCTTCGCATTGATGCGTGCTATGTCTTCGTTGCTGACGAATGGCGTGTGTCCTTCGCGTCCGGGGATAATATCGCGGCTCTCCCAGTTCTGCTTGTCGAGTGCAAGACTCTCCTTCGGCGTCAACTCCTTGCCGTCAAGTTCAAAGCGGTAACCCATCTTCTCCAACTCTCTGCGCACTTGTGGCACAAAGCGGTTGTAGTCACGGTGGGTCTTTAGCTCCTCATGCTTTCCCGGATGCTTCTTCCAGTACTCGTCAATGAGCTTCGCTTCCTCCTCACGGGTGAGCACCTTGTCTATCTTGCTCCAGCGTGAAAGATACAGCGTGCGGCCATTGTTCCACTGATGGGCACCGGTAGGCAACAGAGCATAGTCTGCGTGGAACGGCTCGTCTATCTCCGATTTCGGGATGAGGCTACGCACCACAACAAGGTTCGGTCTCTTGTATGCCTCGCCAAACTGCGTGTTCAAAGGTGTTTCGATGGCATGGTCGTATGGGTCGTATGCTGCCCACAAGCCCTTGTCTTCGGGGTTCTTCTTCAGGAAGTACTGCAACTGTGCCTCCTTGGTCTTAGGCTTCACGAATTTCAAACCGTCATTGATCTGCAACTCTGTACTCTTTTTGCCGTCAACCATGATGTAGCCAATCTTGTTGAGTTCGTCCAGCTTGCGCTGTTGCTCCTCGGTGAGTTCCACCTTTGGAGGTGCAGAATAGTTCCAACGTCTGCCTTCCAATGTTCTGCGCTCGCCTGTCTCGGCATCGGTAAATGCCATAGGTGAACCCAGTGCATCATCCTCAAAGGCTTGCACATTACGGTAAACAGGAACCAACTCACTCTCCGGCAAAGACTCCAGCTCCATTGCCTTCGGATCATCGTCATCAAGCAAGCGGAACTTCGTCTTGTCTTCTGCGGTCTCGTCCTCATCGTCGGTGACTACATCTGAAGCAGCTTCTACACTTGCGTCCATTTCGGCATATTTCTTCTCCTTTTCTGCCATTTCCACCTTCATGGCCTCGGAATATTCCTCAAACTGACGCTTGGCTTCTTCGAGTTCCTTTCCAAACTCAAACGGCTTACCTTCACGTTGCTTTAGTTGTTCCAACTCTGATTTGCCGTGCTGTACCATACGTGTAGCAATGTCGAACCGCTCGGCAAAGTCCCTACCTGTGATTACATTCTCGGTGATGTCCTCAACGGCATTGCGCAATAGCGACTGCTTTACAGGAACATTATTCAGACCAAGTTCAGGGCATGAGTAGCTCATTCTACGATGTATCTCGGCAAACAGCAGTCCGCCATTGTTCACAGTCTCTCGCGACATCTCTGTCTTGACAACAAAGTCGTAACCTCCCAATGACAAAGTAAGAGTATTTGACTGGACGTTATTGCCGGGGTTCTCTTTCATCGCCTTTACTGCATCGAGGATTTTCTTGTTGTGTTCCTTGATGAAATCAGCCATGGCATCAACCGAAGCAAATTTCAGTTTGCCAACAGTTATCTCTGTGAACTTGCCATCGGGGAATGCCTTTTGCACTGCAAGCAGCTGGGCATTAGCTTCCTCTGCTCGTTGCTCTGCTGCCTTTATCTGTCCCTCCAACTTTGGCTTGGCATTGTGAATATAGGTTTGGTCGGCTTCCCACTGCTTCTTGCGGCTTTCGTACTTGCGCACATTCTTCTCCGCATTGTTTTTTAGCAGGGCGTATTCACTACCAGAGAGTTGAGCAACAGTGTCGCCGAACACATCTTCTTCCTCTTCAAGCACACGGTTATTCATGCTGTCCTGCATCAGTCGGTCTCCCTCCATAACACTATCAGCAATCGCACCTTTGGTCTTCAATCGCTGATATGCAGTTACGTCAAGACTATCTTCCACACCGAAACGAAGCACACGGACTGGTTTATTCCATTGCTTGTGCAGATTGCCCTGTCGCAAGATGCGGCCGTTGCGTTGCGTGTAGTCCATCGGACGGTTTGGCGCATCAAGGTGTATAAGGGTATGCAGACGTTCCTGTATGTTCACACCAGTACCAAGGGTAGCAGTACTGCCAAGTATAACACGCACCTCGCCACGGTTCACCTTCTCGAAGATTTCCAGCTTCTGCTTTATCTTCATGCCAGACTTCATCACAACGATTTCGTTTTCGGGAACACCCTGCTGGATGAGTTTCTTCTTGATGTCCTCATACAGGTTAAAACCACTGCGCTTGTTCTGGTAGTGGTCGGCAAAGATGGCTACTGTACCCTTGTAGTCGTCAGTCTCTTTCAACGAACGCAAGGTTTGGCGCACTGCCTCGTTGGTCTTACTCCTCGGATCATCCTCTGCGTGCATTTCCACAAGTCGGGCATCAACAGCGGCTCCTTGAGCAATGCCATACATAGTGAGAGGTATGCTGCTGTTTTCCTTCTTCTCCTTGCCGCTCATTTGGTCAAAGCGTTCAAGTTCTTCACGCACATATTTCATCACACTGCGAAGAGCGCGTGTCTGTGGTAGATAGATGTCCTGCGCCTTGCCGCCTTCCATTTCTGGTATCTTCTTCACAAGTTCCGTCTGGTCTTTGGTCAGCACGGTGTCTGCTACCCCAGACCATATACGAACCAATTCGGGCAGGTTCACATATCCTGCAAAGCGGTTCACTTCCTTGAACTTGCCGCTTGTGTTAAACTCTGGCATCTGTTGTATATTGCCGAAGTTACGCACAAAGTCGTCAAAGTAGTAGATACCGTATTCCTTCATGGTGTCCTTTGGCATGAGATAACGCATGAAAGTCCAAATCTCTGCTGCTGTATTACTGATAGGCGTACCAGTGGCGAAGATAACATTGCGACCGTTATTCTTCTCCAATATGGCTTGCGTCTTCAAGTACACGCCTTGCGACTTCTTACTGTATGAAGGGTCAACACCTTTCACACCGCGCTGCATGGCTGTTGCAAAACCGAGGTGCTTGTATTCGTGCGCCTCGTCAATGAGCAGGGCATCAATTCCCATATCATCAAAGTTCTCCACATCATCCGTGCGGCGATCGAGCATTTCCTGCGCCTTGACAGCTGCGTTCTGCTTGGCAACGGCTTTCTTCTTTTCATTGTTGGCTGTGCGCTTCTTTGAGATACCTTCTGACAATGCTGCCATTTCTGCTTGGAGGTCGGCCAATTCCTTTTCAGCACGCCTTGTTATAGGGTCTCTGCCGCTGGAGTCTGCCTCACGCATCTGTTCAAGAACAAGCATCTTTTCGTCTATCTTGTCCTGTACGAACTGCATCTGACGCTCGTCACTGTCGGGGATAAACTCAAAGGTACTCTGAGGTACAACTATCATATCCCAATCGTTGTACTTGATTTTTGCATAGAAATTCTTTCTACCTTCCGCATTGCGGTCATTATCTTCAAGCGTAAGTATCTTGGCATTTGGATAGAGTTCCTTAGCTGAAGCTGCAAATTGTCCTACGGTGGCATTCTGTACCACGATCATAGGCTTGCGTGCCGTACCGAGTCTGCGCATCTCCATTGCGGTGGAGATAAGGGTGAATGTCTTGCCGGTACCAACCTCATGGGCAAGCAACAACGGCTGCATTGTACCTCGTACAATGGCCTTACCTTGGTGTGAGCGCATCTTGAACTTGTGTGTTGCGCCACCGAAGTATTCAGGTACAAAGTCGTCAGGTATGCTCATAGGAACATAGTTGTTGAAGCGGTCGTTATACTCATGCTCCATGCGTGCTGACAAGTCCGCGTCACTCTGCATCTTTCCTCGCGCCCAGTCCTTGAAGTCCTGACGTATCTCGTCTATCTTGGCTGCACATGCTGCCGTAGCCTCACGGTCTGTGATGGTTTCCGTTGTGCCGTCATAATGCTTTTCCGTACGTGACACGATAATGCTTTTGTTCTGGATTGCGGCCGAAATGAGTTCATGGCCCATTATTGTTTTCTTAAGCATTTCGCTCACAATACCCATTGCGCGGTTCTTCTCAACGTTCACACCATAGGTCGGGGCTTTCATAAACCATGTTCCACCAGCTGCTGTGAAATGCACGTCTATGTCGGTACGCTCTTTCACATACTCGTCATATAGTTTTGGGTCAAGCCATGACGAACCGAGCGTGAAGTCTATCAAGTGTGCAGGAATATTCATAGGAACCACATCCTGCAATGCCTTGATATTCTTGCTGTATTCGCCATTATCATTGTTGGCCTCAGCTTGTTTCAGCTTCTCTCTCACGTTACCGCTCAGATACTGGTATGACACTTCCATCTGTCGTGTCGTAGGGTCTTCAAAGCCGAGTCCGCTGTCAATGATTTCACGCTTCACTTCCGTCTCACTCTTTCCGAGCTGGCTTGCAATGTAAGGAACATCAATGCGTCCGTTCTTGAACATGCTCACCACAACACCGTCCTTGACATTCTCAGGGTGCGGCTCGCTTTCCTTTTCCACGACACGGCCTTTCATCACATCGGCCTTATCGTAGGTCTTGACAACGCCTCCCTTGCCGTCTCCTTGCTCCTTATATGTCTCCAATGAGAACACATTAGGATAGTCCACATCATTGCGCAACCATGCTAATTGGTTGTTTTTGTTGAAATGGCCGTAGGTATTGACAAAGGCATCGTATGCCTTGTTGAGTTTGGCAATCAATGGTTTCAGTCCTGCATCACTCTCGTTCTCTGTCTGGTACTGCATAACATCGGCCAATGCACTTTTGATGGCAGCATAAGCAGTGAAACACTCCTGCTTGGTGTGTCCCTTTATCTTCTTGTCGTTCACTTCAAGAGGATAGTAACCGCCAAAGCTGGCCAAAACAATCTGGCCGTCTTTCATATACATTTCACCAAGTTTCTTGCCGTCCGCTGACGCATCAAGCACAAGTGAAACATCGTGGTGATCTGTAGTGGTCGCTTTGTTGCTATCTTCTTCAGTGAACGATTTAACGAAATCAACCAGCATCTTGCCTTGGTCTTTGCCGCTTACCGGGTAGAGTCCCTTGCTCGTAGGTCTGAATGTATCACCTTCCTCAAAGGCAAAGCGCATTTCACCGGCCATGTGGTCTGGGTGCTCGATGAAATACTTGTTGTAGTCCATGGAGAGTTGTTTGGCCTTGCGTGCGTCTGGTTCTTCATATTCGGCCGTGCGCTCACCGCTGATGCTGCTCACGTCAATGGCTTGTGCCGACTTCTGACCATTCACTCGCTTGCGGATAACGATGATGTCCGACGTGACGGTTGTACCGCCAAAGGTCTTGTTATTCATGCGGAATGCTCCGATGAAGTCCGAACCTCCCTCGTTCACAACCCAGTCGCGCAAAGCCTTGCTGTTATCGAGTGTGCCGTTTGAAGAAATGAAGATACCCAATCCACCCTCATGCAACTTACGCACATTCTTGGCTATACAGAAGTCGTGGATATTGTGGAACTTCTTAGAAAGGTCACTGTCGCCTGTGGTGTCATTCACACGCAACCCGGTAACGAAAGGTACATTGGTAATAGCCAGATCCACACTGCCATTAGGTATGCGTGTCTGCTCAAAACCTTGTATCTCCACCTTGGCATCGGGATAGAGCAATGAGAGAATGCCGCCAGATGTGCCGTCTATCTCAATGGCGTGAATGTTACTGCGCTCGCTTACCGTTGTAGGCATCTGTCCCAAAATGTTGCCAATACCTGCAGAACCCTCCAAGATGTTGCCACCCTTGAAACCAAGCTGATTTGCAATGTCCCAAAGTGTATCAACAACGTATGCAGGGGTGTAGTAGGCACTGTTAGCACTCATAACGGCTTGCTCGTAGGCTTCTTCTCCAAGCAACTCACGTATTTTCTTGTTACGCTCACGCTGTTTCCAGTCATAGCCTCCGTCGCTGAAAGCGGCTCCAAGACCACCCCAACCACTGAATTGTCTAAGCACACTCATCTGCTCAGGAGTGGCAGTCTCACCGCTCTCAAGTAATTCATGCGCCAACTCAATAGCCTTGATATTGGCCTCTATTCTGCCATTCACCGAAGTAGGGGCATGGTCTGCGCCACGCTCTGAATGGTTGTTGCGTGTATTCTTCGGCTGGGTCAGTCCATGAAGTCCAGCGGACACAGCCCTATCTTTGCCAGTGCTTTGTCCTCCTCGTCCTCCGTCAGGTCTTCCACCTTCTTGTGCAGCTGTTTTGCGAGGGCTTCCTTGGCTTTCTCGTAGTCCTTGCTGTTGTCCACTATTGTCGGCTGGCACTGTTTCGGTGCGTACCGCTTCATCATTTCCTTGTAATCCATTGTCTGATGTATTATCAAACAGCCCGGCAAACAAATCACCTACAGGCTGCTCTGGTTTAACTTTCTTAGTTGCTTTTTTCTTGGATGCAGGCTTTGGCTTGTCTGCTGGTTTCTCTGATGATGTTGGCTGAACGCCGCCATCCTTGGCACGTCTCGCCACCTCTGCCTTGATATGGGTGCCCATATCCTTGTCGTCGCCATACTCCTTGTCGAGTTCAGACAATTTCTTGTCTGAAATTTTAGGGAGCAACGTGTTGAGGCTCTCGATCTTCGATTTCATCGAATGGTCAGTCATGCCCGGATTGAGAATGTCAACAACATGAAGCTGTATGGCAGTGTCTTCTGGCAATGCCGCAACGGCATCCTCGTTAATACCATCCTCGTAGAAGTCGCCAACGGCTTCATGCTTCGGCTCGACTGACTCGCTCGGCTTATGACGCAACTGGTCCGGGTGAGCATTAACCCACATGACAGGAGCAAGGCCGGTGTCAATGCGGATGCCGCCCTCATCGTTAGGCTGCACTACAACTGCATCAGTCCATGTGCGGCCACCATCGGTTGAATACTGCACCTTGTCACCTGCTGCATACTCTCCTTCATTGGTCACGCCACTACCTATAAGATATTTGTAGGCTTCACGCTGCACCTGCTTCAGAAGGTCAGAATACGTAACATTGCTGTCAACGAAGACATTCCTACCGTAGCGGTCATTGCCGGTGCCTTCAGGATGGTCAACACGGAACATGATGTGAGTAACTTCAAGGTCGCTGCCTCCAAAGCCTTCTACACCCTTGGCTGCTCTTGGCTCAACGCCTATTGTCAGATACAGCTCGCGTCCTTCTTCTAATGGCAGGTGTATAGACACATCACCTCCAATAGGGGAAATGTTGGAAACTGCAAGTGGCTTTTTCTTACGATTGCCTTTCTTATCCGTCTGCTTTGAGTGAGAAGCCTCATAGTGGTTAAGGTTCAAATCAAAAATCAACTGGCTTGCAAGGTTGGCCGCATCCTTGACGGCCTTCTTCTCGGCATTACGCATGTAGCCGTATGCCTCGTTGTAGTCCTTCTCCACCTCGTCAGCCTCATAGTAGCCAAGCAGGGCAAGCTGCTCATTTACCTTGTCGAGGGTTTCATCTACTCGCTCTGCTGCTCCGGTGAGGGCTTGCTCGTCGCTTGAAGTTTCTGCGAGAGCCGTTGCTTCGCTTGCAACAGACTTTGCTTCTGCTGCAACAGCATCTGTATTTGCTGCTGTCTGCTTTTCGGTTTCTTTTCGTTGCTCATTTCTTGTTGCCTTTAATTCATTGTTTGCTTTTTCTGCGGCCACTTGTGCCTTGCCTTCCTCAACTATCATGTTGGCTTGTGCCATTATGTCCTTGGTAGGCTTGTCGAAATTCTCCACGTCAAAGGCTTTCACCTCTTCGTATGGAGTGAGGGCATATTTGTCATAGCCGGGAACATACTCCAGTCCTCCATAGAAAGCCTTTAACCAAGGGCGTACCTTGTCGCCCAATGCCTTAACCATCATGGAGGCATAGTTGCCAAACGACTCATTGCCACGCTCAACCATGGCCATGGCCAGACGCTGACCGACTGACATGAGCTTCTGACGCTGCTCTGCAGTCAGTTCGTCCGGATCACGGAACTTAAACCCGGCATCGCCCTCGTCGTCACCAATACCGAGAATATCACGAATGTCATTCATCAATCCGTTCATTTCCTCGTCACTGACCTCATACTTAGGCTTCTCCGGCTCTATTGGTTCTTCTGTTGGCACGCTCTCTACGCGGTTTGCAGGTTTCTTGCTTGCGGTCTTCTTACTTGTCGTTGGCTTCTTCGGCTCCACGGCATCGCGAAGTTCCTGCGCTGTCATTGGCTGGTTGTCTGCAACAGCTTCCTCATTACCAACCATTTCAGCGGCCTTGCGTGCGTCCTCTTCACTACGGAACATCCAGCCACCGCTCTCACGATCCTTCCAACCGCGTGCAGGGGCAAAGCGTCCCTCACCTGTCCGTTCTTTGGCAAACTCCTTGACGGCACGTTCTTGGTCGGCTGTCAAGTCATGGTCAAAGGTAAGTAGAGAAACATCGCTCGTCTTGCCCTTCTTATTGGTGTAGGTTGAAGGAGTGATGGAATAGCCGGCTTCTTCCGGTGCGTTGATTTCCACAACATCCTTCTTCACCGACGAGTACTCACCAAAAGGCTTTGTTTTCCTCTTGCTCGACTCTATCCACTTTTCAAAGTCTTCAAGGTTCACGCCAGTAATGTCAATTCTGCGGCCATTCTCCCAGCCCTGCTCGTAATTGGCAAGGTAGTCGCCCTTAGCCTCGTCTTGATCATTGAAGCCAAGCATAACCTTGTGCTCGTCAAAGCTGCCGTCGGGATTGTACTGGTCCACTACGAATACCTTGCGTCCGTTCCAACCGTCAATATCATTGGAGAGGAACACGTCAATGTGGTCGCCGTCAACACCCACGGCACCACGAATGTAGCCGTAAGTGTTGTTCATCTTGCTTTCCCATTGCTTGCCGTCAGCATCGGTGCCCTTACGCACGCTGCCCTGCGGCTGCTCAATGGTGATGTCAAACGTTCCAACTTGCACATGTCCCTTCTTATAGTTGCCGGCTTCCTTTTGTGCCTCGGTGGGGTCGGTGTTCACTTCGGCAGAGGCTGCTTCAATCTTGGCAGACAACGGCTGCTCATTGCCGTCAATATAGTTGGCTACTTCGTAGAGGTCGCCAAACTGCTTGCCGTCAATCTCATAATAGGTTCCGGGATAATTCTTGCTCTTGTCAGGAGCGTCAACCTTGATAACTTCCTTGCCATCAACGAACATACGGTGCTTGTAGATTTCTCCATATTCGCTTGGCTCCGTCCACTCGTCTTCGGTATCGGTGATGCGCTCGCTCAGTTTCTCCTCGGCTTCCTTCGCCAATGCGTCGGCATCGGGTTCGTTACCATTAACTGGTTCTTCACTGGCTACGACTGGCTGTTGAGGCTTTGCATCGCTCCCAGCAACAACCGTAGCTTGTTCACTTGCCTCGTCTCCTCCAGCTGGCTCTGCGGCTTCTGCTCTCCGTTTGCGTTCTGCAACGGCTGCGTCGATGAGGGCTTGTTGTTCTTTTGGTGTAGCATTTCTGAAATATTTGAGTACGTTTTTGAGAATTTCTTCCTTAGAGGTCACGTCTCCGCTGAACATGTCTATCTGACCTGCAGCAGATGATGCAGCCTCGTTATTGTATGTAGAGAGAACCTTGCGCAAGTCGCTCGGCTTTCCACTGTTCAGCAGGTCGGCAAGGAGCAACGTAACGCCATCAGTTACACGACTGTCTCCGTATTCGTCGTCAAACAGACCCTGCTGTCTGCCGTAAGGAGATACCGGCATACCTTCCTTATAAATCTCGGGCGAGTCAGACTTGGCACGACTCACAAGATCAACGGCTGCTGCCAATTCCTTGCTAAGGTCATAGCCGCTCTTGGCAAGTGTGCGGTTGTTGGCAATCTCGTTCAAGCCCATAACAACGGACTGACGAAGTGTCGGTGTGCTGATAATCTGGCGCACGGCATCGGGCGAAGTCTGGAAGACCTTGCCTATAAGTGTGTTCTCGATAAGTTCCTTACCTGCTGCCGACAAAGCATTGCCAGTGCGAAGCTCTGGTAACTGCATTTCGTTAATAACTCCTGCATCCAACAACTGACTGATGGCAGAAGCCACTGATTTGTCGTCGGCATAGTAGTCAGACATGCGGTCAAAGCGGCTGATGTCATTGGTGATGCTTGTGAACACATTGTCAGGAACAATCTTGCCAAGTTTCACGGCGTGCTCAGGCTTGCTCTGCTTCTTCTGCTGTTCTGCGTTGAAGCGTGCAAACGTACTTGCATCGTATGGCAGTTCCTCATCTGGAACAAAGACAACACGCGGATGCTGCATACCGTCTATCTGCTCGGGAGTGAAACCGAACATGGCTCCAAACTCGCGCAAGTGGTCCACATACGCCTTGTCTGTGCCGTTCTTTGCTGCAATCTCGCCCGACATAGTGCGGTTGTTGCCCGAAAGCACAACGCCGTCCTTGCTGACAATGACTGGTGTCTGCAAAGCTCTGCTGTCGTAGCTGTCGGCCATATCCCTTACAATGCGCTGCGCGTCTTTGTCACGCTTGTAGTCACGGTCATTCACGCTCTCACCATTCTCATCAACCGGGAAACCTTCAGTAGGCTCGTAGGCATTGTTCACGTCATGGCTGGCTGTGGCTGCTCCTGCCTCTGTGAGGACGTAGTGACCACGGATTGTAGAACCATCTGCAAGGGTGATAGCATTAGGATTGCCCTCAACCTTGGTGGCTCCGTCCCACTTTGCTTTTATCTTCGGGTTCACGGCATGAGTGCCGACGGCCTCTTGCTCGGCTGCTTTCTCAGCGGCAATGCGCTTGTCTTCCTCCAGACGTGCAACGGCTTCGGCGTGTAGCTTTTCCTCGCGAACCTTGCGCTCTGCCTCCTGCTGCTCACGGATAGCACGCTTTCTGTCATTCATAAGGGAATTGATGCGCGACCATGCGTTCAAGTTCTCTTCTGCTGCGGCTACTTGGGCGTTATACTCTTCCATGGCGGTGTTGTAGTTGGCCTCTGCTTCCTGCTGCGCCTTTACCATTGCCATTGGTGAACCTTTCAGAGAAGGAGCTTTCTTTGTGGGTTCCTTCTTCTTCAACGCTTCAAGTGCCTTAGTCGCCTGTTCTACTTGCGCTCTCACGATGGCAGTAGTATTTTCATCATTGCCTCCAGTAACCTCGTTGAGAGCATCAAGGGCTGTCTCGCGGTCTGCCTTCTCAAACATAGGTTCCTGTGTCTCCTCGTTGATGGGTACACGGGAGAGAGCGGTCTGCTGCATTTTGGCAGGTTCTTCCCACTCCACACCCTGCGCTTCAAGTTGGTGCTGGGCAAGTTCATTGCCGCCACGCGCCATCTGTACAAGTTCTTCCGTTGTCGGAGTTGCAGGAGCAACTAAATCATGGTCAAGCGGTTCGGTACTATCTGATACCTCCTCAGTAGCAGCCGCATCTTCGGCATACTCTCTCGCCCATACTTGATTGCCGTCAGCATCATTGATGCTCTCGACATTGTTCTCAAACTCCTCGGCAGGGATAACCTGCACACGCTTTCCGTTCAACGGTTCGTCCGTGCGTATCTCCACACCGTCATCGCTTATACCCTGCACCTCGCCATGAATGGTTGCGCCTTCACCATCTATAAACGTAAAGGTGTCGTTCACGCCATATTCTACGCCATCAGGCGTTTCCTGTACGTTTTCACCATCATTCTGTACACTTTCATCCGAATTTGGTACGTTTTCACCATTGGCTTGACGCTCCTGCTCGGCTTGCACGGTACGAGCCATATTGGTGGCATCCACACCACCTTGTATATCCTCCATGCTCATGGGCACGACATTCTGGCCGTCAACAGTCACGTTGACAGTTCCATCCCCATTGTCAACAAGTCCCTGCTCGTTGGCAACAAGCGTCACTTGCGTCTGTTCTCCATTCTCGTCAGTCAACGTATAGGTGTCACCTTCATTGAAAGACACCACACCGTCCACGTTGTTTGCTGCGGTCTGTGACATCTCCTCAATGATAGCTTCCCTTGCTCTCGCTTTCTCCTCCTCGGGGTCTACGGCTGCGTCCAAGCCACGGATAAGGTCTGGCGGAATTACTTTCATCTCGCCAGTCTCAACATCACGGATAACAATCGTGTTGTCCGATTTTTCCCTATCAACGCCCTTTCCGTCATCGAACATCACCACATTGCCACTGACGATATAGACTTTCTTGTCCGTGCCGTCCTCGTTCTGCAACTTCAATGATGCAGGGTGTATCATTCCGTCATGGCGGTTCACACGGCTGTCTACTGTCGCATTGGTTTCCTCAATACGGCTGTCAATGTCGTCCTGCACACGCTGTACCATACCATCGTATGCCGACTTCGCGTTAGCATAATCAATGACAGACTGAAGCTTGTCCGTATTGCCCAACTGCTTCTGCTCCTCAATGTAGCGCAAAGGATCATCGCCAATAAGAGCGTCCACCTCGTCCACATTCTCAATGCCATGCTCCTTCGCCACCTGCTCACGTTTCATGTCAAGCAGGTTCTTCGCATCATTCATGGCCTGTGGTTCCGTGGTGTCGTAACCCTTTGAGTAGTTGTCATTCACGCTCTGCACCTCGGGACGCTGCTCCTCATCGTCACTGGCATTGTTCACCTGCGCAATGTTGTAGCCTCTCATCATCGTCAGATTGCGCACATAGTTCAATGCCGCTTTCTTTTCTTCTGGATGGAGGTCGGGATTGTTGATGATGCCTGTCACTACATCCGCCATCTTGCTGTTGTCCGTGTTGTCAATCTTGTCGCGCAGAGGTACCCAGCGTTCTGCGGTCATTCGGAACGAGGCGAGGTTGTCGGCTTTGTCCGTGTTGTGCTTGTAGCGGTAGTACTGTGCCGTGTGATGACCCTGCATCATCATCGGTACAGAGCCAAGCAGTGCGCCCATGGTAGCACACCCCAGCCAGATGTCCACATGGTTCTGCAAGTTCGTCATGTCGTCCCATGCGTCCCCGGCATGGCCAGTAAGCGCATCAAAAAGCGACCCCTCGTATTCCTCCAAAGCCTCACCGGGCAAACCATTATAACCGCCAGACTCAAGCAATCTACTATACTGCTTGTACCATTCCTTGTTGCCGATGTTTGTCATCGCACCCGACAACTTGCTCAGCCCTATCTTCTCCAAGCCTTTCTTCACCATGCCACCGACACCGGGAATGAACTCACCGAACATCTCCGAGCCGTTCTCGCGTGCTTGCTGACGCTCTGCTTCAGCAAAGGCAGGGAGTAGTCCCATAGCGTTCTCTACCGTATAATTGCCATTGTCGTCCACACCGACCTTTCCCGAAGCCAGTGTACCCATCGTAGCGGCTGTTCTGCCTATGCCAGTTGTATTGCTGACGTATGCACCGGCCATATGGGCACCTATCAGCACACCTGTCGCTTTCAGCGTCCTGCGCACCACGTCGTTCTTCCACAACTGGGCAGCTTCCTTGCCTGTCACCTTGGCTAAACCTTTGGCCATTCCCTTTGCTGTTCCTCGCATGATGCCCTTGGCCATGCTGCCAGCACCGGGATTGAGCATAAGGTCTTTCATGAAGTCGAGTGAATTTGCAGTCATGCCACCAGCCCTTGCCCATGCACCATAATCTCCGCCATACATACCCTGCACGGCATTGTCCGTGGCAAAATTCTTCAGAACGGCCTCGGCTGTCTGCTCTTCTCTTGTCAGAGGCTTACCTGCCGCACGTTTTTTGTTGATGCTGTCAATATGCTTAGAGGCACGCGTCAGGGCGGTTGCGTCACGCATCTCACTCATACCATCAGTAAAGGTATAGCCGTTCAGTGCCGTTGTGCCGAGCGAATGCCAGAAACTGTTCATCTGGTTGTTCTTCTTGTCCTCCAACAACTGGATGGTCTGATGGTTCTTTCGGGCTGCGGCCATGAGTTGCAGGTACTCGTCATCGTTGTCATATTTCGACATACGAGCCTCCAGCTCACCAGCTGGACCTGCACCGGGTGTCATGGCTGCTGCCGACTCACGCATGAAGTCGTTGAAACGCTGGTTAGGGCGTTCATCAATCTCCTTCATGCGCTTTTTCATGGCCTCGTCCAATCTGTCACGCTCAGCATAAGCATCACGCAACTGACCACTTACGCTCATGCTATCCTTGTACGCGTCGATGGTATTCTGCTCCAAATCAGCCGCACCACGATCTGTGAATTCGTTGCCACTTTCCGTGATATAGGTCTGCTCCATCTTGCCCGACTTGGGGTTGTACTGTGGTTTCTTGGCTACGACCTTGGTATTTTGTCCCAAGCGCACACCACTGTTCTTATCTCCAATGGTGACGCGCGGCACTCTCAGACCAGCGTTGGCTCTTGCATAGTCCATGCGGTTCTGCGTACGCTGGATCGAGGCATTTGTCTCGGCCATCATGTTGCCTACATTGGCCAGCACCTTCTGGCGGTAAGCCTCAGTGATGGGCGTCCCCTTGGGTTTGGCTGGAGTTGACTTTTCAGGAGCAGGTGCCACCTGCATCTTCTTCATGAACTCCTCATACGAGGAGCCAATCCGCGCACCATTTGCAGAAAGCAAGTCATACACCTTCTTGCGGTTCTCGTAATGGTCATTCCCCGTGAACCCCTTCAGGAAAGTTTTATAGTCCTGCTTATACCCACCCTGTTGCAGGGTAGCATACACTTTTTTGAGTTTACTATTGTCTAATGGCAT